GCGCAATGTCGTCCAGACGTAAATTTGTCTTCGCTAGGCGCGTGACGGCCGTTCCTCGGAAGTCGTGCCAGCGCTTACCATCAATGCCAGCGCGCTTCTTCGCCTTGGCAAATGACGTTCTGAGGCCGTCAGACGTCCAGGCGCGGCCTGTGGAGCTTAGGAGCACGACCGGCGAGGCTTTGGGTATCTCTGAGAGCAGTTCACGCAGAGTGGGTGTTATTGGGATAATGACCGGCTTCTTGCGCTTTGCTGTCACGTACTGAATCGACACGTCAGAAACGGCGGACCAAGGCAGGCGGATTAGATCGCCCTGACGCAGGCCGGTTTCGACGGCCAACCGGATCGCAAGCTGTAGGGCAGGATTCGACTTATCGAGAACAGCTCGCAATTCGTCATCTGTCCAAATCACATCCGATCGATCGACCTTGTAAATTCGCTCAAGCGGTTCTGTTGGGTTTGCTCGTGTGAAGCCGCGTCCACGCGCCCATGAAAAGAGCCGGCTCACCACTTCCATTCTCATTTGGCCCTGTCGCACGCTCGGATGAGCATCGCGCCAGTCGGCCATATCTTGTGCAATTCGTGGATCTTCAAAGATGCTTGTGCGCCAATCGCCAAACTCATCGCGGAAATCTGACAGATGGTGACGCCAATCTTTCTTCGTGCGCTCCGCCAATCCCTGCCATTCGCGGGACTTGAGATAAGCGAGAACAATTCCCGCCGCATAGGCGACAGAGGGCGCCGCATGGAGCGATTTAGCTTCCTGAGCTGCGGTAATCTTCGCAAGGGCTTCAGGCTCTATCAGCGCGCGTTCTAGGGCATTTCTGGCTTTTCGCTTGGTTGTGCCAACGCCTTTCGCAACCAAGGGTCCACCCTGGTAGGCATAGGCGTAATAGGCGATCTGCCCGTCAGCCAGTTTCTTAGTGGCCGTTCGCATACCTTTTACCTTTAGCTTCACGTCGCTTCCTCGCTTCCTCTAAAGGATCGATAGAAACGTTTATTTCTTGCGGTTCTGTCAATAGGCGAGCGGTCCCATCCGGTTCCTGAATGATTTCAGTAACACGCAGACCGCTTTGGATCGCGATTTTGACCAGACTGGCAAGATCAGCCATCGCTCTCACCTCGTAGCTGCGCATGCTTAGCCCGAACGGCTGCGCGCTGCTTATCCATCTTTTCTGAAAGCCATTCACAGGTCTCTGAAGCGTGCTCGGCCTTCAGTAAGTGGCGGACAACCTCTTTGACCAGCAATGTTCGTCCGAACCATTCCCCCTTTACGCGCGGTGTATCTAGCAGCAGATGAAGCACCCCTTCATCGCCGACAGTTCCGGGAGTGCTGCCGAGCAGCTCGCATGGAAACGGATTGCATGAACTGATTTGATTGAACCGCCTTTTGACGGTTTTTGACCAGCCGATCTTAACGTAATCCTCGCAACGGATGACGTATACCTCGCCCTCGTCTTTGCTTGCGTGTAGAATTTGCCCAGCCATATCTAATCGCCCCCCGCGCTAGTTGGGTGGGAGACGGACAAAACGTCAGCGGCGTATTCGATACTCTCACCATCATCGTTGCCCGCCTGGTAATTGAGCGTCATGACAACCGTAACGGTTTGAGGGCCGTGTTTCTTGAGGTATCGCCCAAGCGCAACCTTCCCGCGCTTAACGTCCAGGATCGCGAAATCTGATTTGATTTTTGGAAACTTCGACATCTATCTCTCTCCCGTATCGTTGGGGGCGGGGCTCGCGTTGAACCGCATCACGTCGCCATCGCCCGGCTGGTTCAGTGGAGTGACGTCATTGAAAACGAGCTGATGACCGTCTGAGTGTGCGATTTTGTGCCGCTCTTGAGCTTTGCGGTAGACGTATTTCGCGAGTCCTTCATAGTCATCCTTGAAGATGTCAGACGCCGTGTCGATGTCATCGAGAAGAGTCCACAAGAACAGGCGTTGAGCTTCTGTCTCACCCATCACTCACCTCGCTGTTTTGGGGGTTGGGGCCATGCTGACGGGCTCGCCTGAAAACACGTCCACAACAAATGGTGACCGCCCTTGCATCGTCAGGCTGTCAAAATCCTGTTTAGCCGCGTCGAATGAGCGCCGACGCAGAAAGCATGGCCGCCCATGTTCGCTCCATTGAACATGAAGCCGCCACCCTCGCTTTCGGGCAAAGCGCGCATTCGGTAGAATAATTTGGACTGTATCGGTCATTTGGGCGGCTCCGGAAAAAGCATAAATTCGGTTGCATCTGTTACCTCGACACTGACCCAATGGTCATGAGTACCGCACCACCTGACCGTGCACAGCGGATCGCCGGGTTCGTCGCTCATCAGCGTGGCCTGTGCGGTCGCTTCAGGATTCCAGTCGGCATGATAAAGGGACGGCGCTTTGATCAGGATCAACCGTCCATCAGCCACATCGTAGGTCAGCTCCTCTATCGGACGCCATCCACTCTGCGGGGTGGCGGATAGTACAGCCTCACCAGTGTCAGGTTCGGGCGTTTCGTTTCTCAAGCGTCGGACGGCATCCATGATGTCAACAACAAGCGGATTGGCCCACCCTTGGATGCGCTCCGCTGAGAGCTGAGCTGCCACGCGCTCTAATCTGTCTGCCGTCCGCACATCTTCGCCCCCGATGGGCTGGGCGGCGATAGGCTCAATCTCAATTTTCTTTTCAGGCCCGCAATGGTTGGTCCGCTTTTTGGCGTCTTCCAAGGTGTATCGGCCTGCATCCCGAATGCGAGTTGAGTAACCGGCACCGTCAGGACGCCAATAAGCGTTGTGCTCCCCTGACCAGATCAGGTATTCAACCTTGTCGCTCTCCTGCGCTAGCGCTCCCCCTGTCGAGGCGTCTGCGAGGGCTTGGCGGATTGGTTCAGCGAAGTGGCGCACAACGTCGAACAAGCCCGGCTCGGCTGATCCGATTTCTTCGCGCAATCGCTCATCCATGATGTCTTCGACAAACACGGTTCTGCCCGCGCCCCGTCTGTCATCAAGTTCAGTATCGCACTTACTTTCGAAACCAAGCAACGGCTCCAAAGCCTCTATCAACGCGGTATGGTTATTGGCGGTCATTAATCAAAGTCCTTCAAAAGATCGGCGTACAGCTCGCGCGTCTCTTCCAGCCCCGCAATACGGTCCAATAGACCGAGTACGGTTTGGGGGTTGGCTAACTCAAGCCATTTCGCCAAATGCTCTTGACGATAATGATCGTCGTCTTCGCTCATTTCCTCAATCGGCATGGTCTCAAGAATGGCCTCGCCAACATGCGGGTCAGGACTGTCACGGAGAATTGTAAACGTCTCCGTGAAGCCCGCCCATGGTGGACCTAGGACATACCAATCGTGACCGCTCAGCGCCTCTGCCGCAGCGCGTAGCTCTTTATCTGGGTTGGTGGTCATTGCTCAATCCTCCCAATAGCTCATGTCTGAAAGCGCCGCATCGCGTGGCGTGTACTGATCCTTGAAGTAGCTGAACCAGCACCCTATCCCGGTGGATTCCTCCAGCGGCCCGCCGTAACCCGCCTCCAAGCGGGGCTCTTTCTTTAGCTCCGCGAACCATTCCATAAACTCGGTGTTTTCCAGAAACTTACGGTCGGCTTCGTAGTGCCAATGGATCGGTTCAAATTCGTGCGGCTCACCCATTGTCTTCGTCTCCTTTGAGAGTGCGCTTGGCGTGAGCCTGAAAAGCATTATCGATTGCGAGCTGCAGGTGAGCCGGTTCAGCGAAGCCCATGGCCTGCTTGCGCCCGTACTTGACGATTGCTTCCTGTAGATGGTCGCGCTCCATCCGCAGACGCGTTAACTCGACATCCTTGCGCTCTATTTCTTCCCTGAGTGCTGCGTTCTCGATGGCGAGTTTGGCGATCCGGCTTCCTGCCGTGGTGCAGACGGCCTCATGATTAAGCTGGCTGCGCATCAGCATCCGAACTTCACTGGCAACATACCCATCCGACATGTGCGGCTGACCGTTGTAATCGTGGCGGTGCTTCAGCCACGTAAACTCATTGCTCAAATGGTGCTCGCAGGCCTCGGCCTTTGCCGTTACGCGCGCTTCCAGTATTTCAGATACAGTCCGTGCTTGGGTCATGATGGGGCTCCCCAATTGTCGCAATCTTCCTCGTTCTCATGCGGATCATATGCGCCGCCACCGCCCGGAATTGCGGTCACAGGGCAATTGCAGCCATAGTCTTCAGGCTCGTCAAACCGCCCCTCTTCGCAGCCGTGCCAGAAATGATCATAGATGCGCGCGACCGGCTCGCTGTGTGGCGGGATGTCAGTCGCCTCCTCAAACGTATCGTGATCGAAAACGTTGTATTCACCGTCACGGCCTCGATACACATTCCACCAGCGCTTAGGCGCCTCCAGGGTGCGGGGCCTCCAGTGGGTGAGCGCAAACCAGTGAGCATCATCCTGAGGCTTGCCGTTAAGGTGAAATACGGCCACTGCATCATTGGCGTTCATGCCGAAAACTGAGTAAGAGCTGTTTGCGTAAATGAAGAACCAGCTTCTGTTTCGTTCATCAACAGCAACCCGCCCCACGTCTTCTGGTGTGATTTTGAAATCTGTCATCTCTCTATCCTTCCAGCCTTAGGCTTTGATCCGTTCGGGTTTCTTCTTGCGTTCGGGCAACTTTGCGCTGCTCTCCGGCCTTGTCCTGAAATTCGCGGCTGAACTCGAAATCGAGATCCATGCCAGCGGCCTGCACGTCCATAATGTACGCTTCTTCATGGCAGTTCGAGCAAAGGCCCGAGTAGATCTTGCAGCCGCAATCAATACAGTGTGTCATTGTCCCATCCGTCGCTTGGGCCAGCGGTGTTTGTGGCCGGGGATTTTTTGAAAGCCTCTGGACTGGATCTGAGGGCCGTTTTTCTTCCGGCGTTTGTATTGCCCAGAGCGGCCTCCAGCGCGGTCAGCCTTGGCCATGACCTTTACATCGATCGCTGTTTTCTGCTTATGATGTGTCCCGCAGAGTAATTGAGCATTGCAGAGGGAGGACTTGCCGCCCAAACCCTGCGGGACAATGTGATCAACCTCATGCGCAGAGGCGTCACAACCTGGATATTGACACACGTAATTAGCCCGCTCTCTTGCGAGCTTTTTAGTGTGCGCTGAAAAGTCTACGCGCTTGCCGAGATGTTCAGGGCGTCGAGTCATTATGCGGCCTTCGTAAACATGCGGGCGTTTGACTGCTCAGTTCGCCAAGCGTCGATAATCGCACTCGCCGCTGACCGACTGTCACGAGCGCGATAATCCATTTCAGACAGCACCTTTTTCTGCTCAAGGTGGGCCTCAAAGGACGGGTGCGCTCTGGCGTAGCTCTCTTTAGCCGCCTGAGATTTGCACTCGTCTGGTGCGTCATTCATGAGTTTTGCCAGAACCACTTTATCGAGGTCAGACATATGCTCGTGAGCTGCACGGGCTTTAGCCGCTTTGCTTTCAGGGTCAGCCAGGATCTGCATCGCCCAATCGAATTGTTTCTCAGTGATGGGCATCAGGCTGCAATCCCGTGGTCATTCCACTTCGCGATCATGTCGGCGCCCATTTCAGAAAGCTGCTCTTCCCAATCTTGCGGCAAGCTGCGAATGTCTTGCAGGTTGGATTTCCACCAATTGCGAATTGCGTCTTCGTTTGCTTGTGAACGAATGCCTGATTGCAGTGCCTCGAATAGACCGCGGCTGTTTGCCTTGCTTTCGCGAGGCGTCTTCACGTTGGCGCGAGAACTATCATACAGAGCCAGACCGAACGGATTACCGAACATCATCAGCGCTCGCTTCATAGCGTCGCTCTCGGCCTCCTTGGTGGCGCTTTCGTGGGCTTGCCCCATATCAGCATCAATGCCGTGCCCTGCGCCTGTACCCTCGCGTGTGACGATCTGATCGCCAGCGCGAACTGTAATCCTGACGCGCGCCACATAGCTCACCTTGAAGCCGGGTTTCTCGTAAGGCTTGCCCTTGCCGATGATGGTCTCGCATTCTTGAACCATGCGCATTTCAACGGTTTCGCGATCCCATTCACCAAACCCGAAAATCCGGTTAGCTTCTGCGATGGCGTGCCATGCCTGGATGTATGCGACCTGTGTTCCGCCCTGTTTGCGATTAGCAACAACTGACGGGTCAAGCGTGTTTTCGAGGTGGTCTAGCTGGTCCTCTCCAAAGCTATGCGGCATGAGAAACCTCCTTGATTTTGATCTTGCATTCGATAGAATCCAGAAAGGCTCTCGCGCTTTCGATTTTGCTCGCAATGGCCTGCTGATTACGGACCCAGCATTCAGGATCTACGGTTGGCGCATAGCGCGCATAAGTTGCAGCAAAGTCCAATTCCCGAACCGCCAAATCAACTTGAAACATGACATCAAGTGCGGTTCTCATGATTGGCTCCTTTCTTCATTTCATTGACCCGGCCTTCAGCTCGAAAAGTCTCGATTTCAACGCCGTCTATTGTCTTGTTCAGCTCTTTACGTTCGATCAGTAAGCGCGTTAGTTTTGCGCGTAGAACGTGAGCGGTCTTTTCAGCTTCTGAGAGAGTCAATTTGACTGCCTCCGAATCCACTCTTCCCGCTTCTTCAGAAGGGGCTTAAGGCGTGGCATTTTGTTGAGGGGAGCACGGGCAGCAATCTGGGCTGCTCGGCTGTGTGCGATAGCTTCTTCTTTCAGAAGGCCGCGGCGCATGATGTGTTGAACGAGATTCATCTCGGCGCTCCGTATCGGTTGTCTTGATCAGCTTCTTGAGCCTCCAGCTTGAGACTGGTCAGCTCGTCTATTGAGTGTTCGACTTTCTCCAGCCGCTTCATTCGTTCATCGACTTCAGCAGCGAGAAAACGTTTCTTCGCTTCAAGCTTGCGGATAGACTCGTCTATGATCCGCTCTTGTTCTGCTGGTGTTGGGTCATCTAGAGGGATGATTGGTGAGCGCAGCCACGCAGGGGTAGTTTCATCGTGCAGGGTGATTGGAGACTGGGTCATGCCGCGGCCTCCTCTTTTGCGTGAGCCATAAAGCCTCCCTTCAAAAGATACTTTTCGATGTCGCGGCGCAGCTTTTCCCGGCCCTTCGCAATCGTGCTTGGCGGCAAGATGCTGTGAAGAGAAACCATCAAAAGCGCGTCGGCGATCTTCTGCCATTTGCTCAGTTCTTTTTCAGGCAATGCTTGGATGCCAAAGCGGTCCATTTGCTCTTGGATGGAGTCTGCGCCCCAGCCGTATTCGATGCCAAATCTGAAGCTCATCACCAGCCCCCAATTGTTTGGGTTTTCGCGACACCTTCGCAGACAATATCGTCAATCTCTTCGAGCTGCTGAAGCAAGTCAGCAATAGCTGCCTCCTCTGTTGAGCCGTAGCCCACTGGGCTGTCGCAATCGAGCGTGTCGTAATCGACCGCCTCCCAGTCGAAGCCTCTGTGCCGGACTGGCTTGGGGTTGTGAGCGGTATGAATATCCATCACGCAGCATCCCGCGCTAGATCAATGCGCCAGTCGTCAGCTTGGCTCTCTATGATCTCGATGATTTGCTCTTCTGCATCGTCTGCGAGAGCGTCAACATCGTAATGGGCGAGAACTTGAAGCGCACCGAACCCAGCTTGGTTAAGGCAAACAGCCTTGTAAGCTGCGGTCAGCTCGTGTGCGTCGATATTGGATTGAGTTGGCATGTGGCCCTCCGTCTATGGAGAGAGTTGTAACACACCATGTTATAGCGTCAAGAACTTTTTGTAACTTTCGGTGTTACGAGTTTGCGACCTTCATAAGCTGCATGGCTTTTTGCCGATCCTCGGGGCTCATATCCCGCATGTAGGACACCATATCCACAACATCGCTATCTATAAGAGGGTTCACACTGATGAGTGACCAGATGGTTGTGCCGAGCGCAAGCGCGAGCGCCTCCAGGATTGGCTGGCTGTAGGGCTGCAACCCTCTTTCTATACGGGATAGAGACATGGCAGAGATCAAATCTTCGCCGGGCTCACTCTCCATACGCTCTGCGAGCTTTCGAAGAGACAAGCCGCGCTGGGTTCGCCACTCTTTGATGTAGTGGCCGGGATGCTGATTCTCTGTCATTTCCCTTTGTAACACACCCCGCAACAATCAATATAAACACGGGGCGTTACAAAAATTGGTTGACACTGTAACGTCGGGCGTTATAACTCGATGCATGAAACATCCACTACGCGTCTACCTTGAAAAAAAGGGTTTGTCACAGGCAGCATTCGCGCTTCAGGCAAACACGTCCCGTCAAACTGTCTGGCGCATACTGGCAGGGAAGGGCGATTACTCGCTTGAGACGCTCCGTCAGGTTTCCGCAGCTACGGGAAATTCGGTTAGCATCCCTGAGCTTCTGATCGCTGAGCAGGCGCGCGGCGAGGCCGCTTAACCATGCTTCCCAAGCTTCATCTGAATGATCTTCGCCTGCGGGTGTTCTGTATCAGCATAGAAAGCTGCAACAGCTCTCTGCACGCTGATGGCGTCTTTCAGAAAAACTCGGGGCGGGGTGGCATATACACCCATCAAAGTGCGCTCTCCGGTCTCCGGGGCAATCCCGTAAATCTTACGTTCGAAGTGCTGCGATTCTTTGTTCCAGCCAAACTCAGATATTTCTGTAACCAGTCTTGGAAGCATCTTTTCGTCCCCGCCTATCCTAACGTTAACCATACTCAAAATCTCAATGTTGACAACGGTGCTGGCAAATTTTCTCGCGCTCAAAACGGTATATCATTTGCTTTGGCTGGAGGCGGATAGAGATGTCGGGGGCACAGCCTAAATCCTGCGAGCATTGCGGAATTGCGACCAATCCTAATCGCCGCTACGTCCCGCCATCTGAATGCCGCCAGCGTGAAGTTCATGGCGAGCTGCACTGGCTTTGCTCAGACTGTGAGCGCGAGGGTGCGCCGCTTCTGAAGACTGAGCCTGTCGCGCCATCTGGTCCTGCACCATTCCAGCCCGGAAGCTCTACCAGTAGAGCAGGGGCATCTGCTGTTGCCGACAAGACCGGACCGCAAAAGCTGCAAGTGCTTGGCGCCGTCGCCTGGATGGGCACACAGGGCGCAACACGCAATCAGGTTCTGAAGATTGCAGGCATTACCGAGAAAGCCGCCTGCGGACGCCTGAAAGACCTTGTCGATGAAGGCAAGCTCTACGTCCAAGGCGAGCGCTTAGAGGACACTGGCTGTCGTCAGCAAATTTACCACGTCAGCGTGACTGCGGTTCGCGAGGTGGCGGCATGACCCACAAGTGGAAACATGATGAGCTTGCATCGGATTTGGCTCAGCATCTCGTGTCAGACAATCGAATGGTTTGGACGGACATGCAGATGGGCCCAAGCGGTTCACCGCGTCCAGATGTCTACACTCTGGAAAAGTCCTACAGTCGGCCACGGCCCGTTAGCTACGAGATCAAGGTGAGCCGTAGTGACTTCCTGTCGGATGTGAATGCAGCCAAGTGGCAAAAGTATTTGGATTTCTCGGGCGGCGTGATCTTCGCTGTCCCCAAGGGTCTGATCACCAAAGCGGAAGTGCCATTCGAGTGCGGCCTGATCGTTCGGGGCGAGAACGGTTGGAAGACTATGAAACGGGAAAAGCCTGGAACAGGGCGTCCCGATTTCCAGTCGATGATGAAACTGGTGATCGACGGTATTGACCGAACAATAGCCAAAAACCCTCCAATGCCTCGAAGAATCGATCAGTGGTCAGTGGTAAGGTCGGTGAGCCGTGATTTGGGGGAAGAGGTTGCGAGTGTTGTCCGCGATCAGCTCGGCGCGAAAACTCGGCTCGATCTTGCTCAACAGCATGCCGATGAAAGCCGTAGGGAGGCCACTGAAACACTTCGAAACGCCCGTTCCGAGGCGCGAGAAATGGCGGAAAAATATAAAGAGACGGCCAAACGAGAACTTGAGGTCACGCGCGTCGAGGCCGCTCGTGCGCTCGGGTTACCCGAGGATGCGGAGTGGCGAGACCTACGTTTCCGGCGTCGTGAACTGATTGGTTCGCTGTCGAAAGATGGCGTGTTTCGCGGCATGCAGCAAGAAATTCGAGACCTGCGCCACGTTCTCCGGACCGCCGCCCAAAAGGGTGATGCCGTTCAACCATACGAGCGTGACGATCCTCCGACAGACTTGTTCGAAGAGGACGCCGCCTGATGCTCCGATCCGACCACCACAAACTAAGACGCAAACTCATCCGAGTTGACGGCATGAAGCCAGCGGAAGCCTTCGACTTCGTTGTCCAGAAAGCCCGCGATGAGCAGCAAGACAAAAAGCGGGGGAAGAAATGACCACCAGACAAGAAGACGAACTAGACCTGAAAGCCATGTCCATTGCAGAGATGGTAAAGCACTCAGACAATCTGCGAATCCCTCGCAATCCTGAAAAGGCCGGGCAAGCCCTTATCCGTACCGTCAACGACTTAGCGAGAATTGTTCGCAAGGACGGTGCGGCGTGAGTGAGGCTAGATTTTCGGTTGTTCCTTCCGATGCTGTTACGGATCTGGACCTAACTGCAACGCAACTTCGTGTGTTGCTTGTCATCGGCACGTATCTGTCAAAAGACGATAAGGCATTTCCCAAGCAAAAGACGATTGCGGATCGCTTGGGCATTGCACGCGAGACAGTAAACCGCGCCGTTAAGGTCCTGTCTGAAAAGGGATATATTCAGATTCATCATCAGAAGAGAGATGATGGTGGGCAAAGGGCAAATCAATACACCGTTAAGCTGGACCCCAGTGATCGTGGCGTCACACCCCCTGTGACCTCTAAAGATCACACCCCCTGTGATCATACGGGATCACACCTAAGAACGCCCCAACAGAACGCTACTGAGAAGAAGGTTGCGCGCGCTTCAAAAATTGATGCAACCTGGAGACCAGACCAGAAACTCAAAGAATACGCTCTCGGCCAAGGCATCCACGAAAGCCGCCTTGAGGACTGCATAGAAGATTTCGTTGATTACTGGTCGTCAGACGACGCCAGCCCGAAAAAAGACTGGCCAGCCACATGGCGTGGCCACTGCCGCCGCAAATTCCAACAATTCAGCCGACCAAAGGTCACGGAGATTCAGCATGGGTCACGCCCTCAGTATCGTTCGCAGCAAGGTTCAGCCTCCGGCAATTACCAACCGCAAGCCAGCCGAGAACCTCGAAAGGAGTCTCTCGCAGCTACAGGATTGCGGCGTATCCGTGAGCGTCAAAACGGTCTCTTCGAAGTGGGTTGATGGTGAGTTTGTCCCAGAGCGTGCAGCCTTCGTTGAAATCCACGGCGCGGCAGACATGCAGCGTGCGGAGTCGATCATTGCGGCTATGCAGGCACCAGCCAGCCCAGACGACATCGAAATGTGGCTGACCGTAGCAAGCACAGTTATGGCCCGATCTGCTCGTGATGGTGATGAGAACACGATTGCGCTTGCTGCCTACACGCATGTTTTGCAGGATTATCCTGGCGACGTTGTGCGGGAGTTGCTCGATCCACGGGAAGGCATCCCGCGCCGGATGACGTTTTTCCCTTCCCTGAAAGAGCTTTGCGATCTGGCTGACCAGATGTGCGGCGATAGGGGTATCATCCTGAAGGAATTAGAAGATCCGCGCTTTCCCCGTGAATGGTGGGAAGAGCATGTCGAGGACTATCTCAAAACGACTGATTGGAAGATCAGCTATGTCCCCGGTCCAGAAATGCAGAATTGCCCAATGCCGGGTGATCTTCTCAAGAAATGCCGCGCCGCGTTGAACAAGCGCCAAGATGACCAGGAAAAGTATCGCCAGGAACTGGCGGAAACCGCATCTCAGGTCACGCCCATTGGGGGCGGAGAGGACCACGGCAAATCATTTTTCGAAGAGCCAAAAGTAAATCGCGATGAACTGAACGCCAAGCGCGAGGCTCAAAAAAAGGCGTTGCTTCAAAACGAAAAGGAACCGGGGGCATGAGCTTTTACCAAAACACACTTGAACAGGCCGCAAAATGGGCGAGCATTGAGTTTGGGCGCTTGATCACGATTGAGGCGCTTCGAGCCAAGACTAAAGCTCGCTCGCATACCGCGCCCCGCTTTTTCGTGATGGCCTATCTGGACGCAACTGGAAAGTATTCCCAGCCCCAGATCGCCAAGATGCTGCACCTCGGAGACCACACCACGGTTTTGAACGGATTGCGCCGGGCACATGGCTACGATGGCAAAGGCTACCGGGTCAGCAAGGGCAAGCGATACAAGATTGAGCCTCTGTGGACATCAGAACAATTCGTGAAAATGGCTGAGTCTGACACGCCAGAGGCGGACTTCAATTTCGTTTCCGGGCTCGGGTGGAAAGTCGCATGAGCAAGCTTGCAGTCTTTCTGTTCGACTACACCGGCAAGGCAGCCGAGCCGTTCCTTGAGGCTGGTTGGGATGTCCTTTGCTTCGATATTCAGCATGGCATCCGCAAGCCAGAACTGGCTCATGGTGTTTACTGTGACCTGTCTACGCTCGGTCCCGTGCTGATCAAATTAGCTGAGCGCGGATACACGCCGGCCGATATTGATTTCCTCGGATGCTTTCCGCCATGCACCGATGTTGCAGTGTGTGGTGCGCGAGACTTTGCGACCAAGGGACTGCGAGCGCTTCAGCAGTCAGTCGGTTTTTTCGCGACATCACAAGAGTTGGCGGAGTTGACTGATTGTCCTGGCTTCATCGAGAACCCGATCACCGCAATGTCGTCTCACTGGCGCAAGCCTGATCATTACTTCCACCCGGGCGATTACACCGGTTTCTGTCTCGAAGATAACTACACCAAGAAAACCAGCGTCTGGTGTTTTGGTGGGTTTGTGATGCCACAACCCAATCGCGCTGAAGGCCTGCCTGATCCGGATGATCGCATTCACAAAGCGAGCCCTGGGAAAGGCCGTGGCGATGTTCGTTCGGAGACGCCTCGCGGATTTATTCGAGCAGCCTTTCAAGCAAACTTTGAATGGAGGCAAGCAGCATGACCCTCCACATACAAAAGACCCGCATGTCAGCAATAGGGATAACCCTAGGCTCATACGGCGTAACGCTGGTCTATCTTGCCGCAACTTTCCTTGCTGGCGCTGCGCTCTTTTTCACAGCGGCTAACGTCATGGGGGTGGTGTGATGGATTGGTACTGGATTTTGTATTGGGTCGGGTATCCCGTTAGCTTCCTGAGTTGGACCTATGCAATGGCCGAACAGGCGGCTGACGCAAAAAGAGAACTTGAGTGGCGGCGAGAGAGGGAGATGTATTCCTCTGAGTTTGATTATTACAGCTCGCTTTGGGCGCTTGCTCTTGCACCAATCTTTGCCTCGTTCCTTTGGCCGGCTGTTTTAGCGTTCGCATTAGTCGTGGCCTTTATTGCGTCGATTGGCTGGCTTCTCGATTCTGCTGTTTCTGCCTTCATGAAGGACTCCCCCAATGAATAACCCACAAGGCACAGATATAGAGCGCACCCCGCCTGATGATCCGGTTTTTACCATCACAAGCGCGGTGGATAAGCCTGACAGCGGAATGTGGCATTGCGGCCCGAACAATAGCTGGGTGCAAGTCACCCACAATCCAACAGGCATTTCAGCAACAGCATATCACAGAAGCCAACATAAAGCACGGCAAACCGCCATGGCTGCAGTTGAATTGATGATCCAAGACTCACCGCGAGCCGAGGCGCACTTTCCGTCCAAATCTCCCGCCATTCTCAAGGAGGCAGGCGAATGAAACACCAAACCGTGCTCAATCCACAAAGAGCCTATGTCACCCGTCGCAACGATGCTGACAATTCTCTTTGGGTCCAGGAAGAAGCCGAACGCCTTGCTCTGATTGATGGCGATGCTGATGAAGCCAAGCGCAGACGCGATGCGGCTATGGATCTGAAGAAGAAGCAGCGCCGCTCTGAGGTCAAGCCAATCGCCTTCGGTGTTATCCGAGAGTTAGGGAGCCGCGACGCTATCGGAAACATGTTGAAGGCTCGCCAGTTGGAAGAGCGCCACGGACGCACAGCACTTTGCCTGCGTGATTACATGGTGGCTCGTGAGGTGCATTTAGCTGCGAGCGGTAATCTGGTATTCGTTCAAGGCGGGCAAGCATCTGGCATGGAAACCAAGATACACGCCCTACAGCAGGCCGAGAGAGCGCTTGAGGCGGCTGAGCGGACATTGCCGGGGGTTGAGTTCGTAAAGCCTGTCACGGGGCTTGTGTGTGGCCATGTCAGCATGAGGCAGGCATCAGGTCAGCTCCGAGGACGCACGAAGGACATAGAGAGCAGGCTGCGCGGGGTTTTGCGCAATTATTTGGAAGCCGCAGAGCCATTCTTTGGCAGGATCACTTGACGGGAACGCGAATGCTGGTAGATTCGCCACAATCGAGTTCCTGCGTCAGCGCAGTCGAGCCCGATCCGGGGCACTTCCCAAAATTAGAATTTCATTTCCCGGCAGGCAATCCTTGTTCAATCATTGCTTACACAAAGATAAACTCTGTCTGTCGGCTTTTTACAAACACCCAGCAAGGAGAATGCGGGATGAGTGACGTTGAAGTCTCAGACTTGCAAATTTACCATGAAGAAAAGTTCGTGGTCGATTATCGCGGAACTGCGCACACGTTCGATTCAAAGGATGAGGCAGCAGCGTTCATTTATGGCGTCGAGTGTTCTCGCAACCTTCCCGACATCGAAGGCACTCCTGCAAGTATGCCGACAGGGGAAGACTATGCCCAGACGAAAACCGAAGCGATCACAGCGGACCAAGAGCAAAGCGCTAAGGACCAAGCTGCTGACCCACAAGCAAATTCGAAGACGATCCTCGGCACGGCGGCTGTCGGCCTTGATGGATTCTCTGGCTACTAAAACAGACTAACCCCTTCCGGCAGGGCCACTCCCCATCATGCCTCCAGCAGGTGATTTGAAATCCCGCCTGTTACGGCCCTGCCGGGCCCTTATTTCAAAAACTAGGAGTAGTGCCAATGGCCTTTCTTACGAACGAGCAGAAACAGAGCTTTGGCGGCTTGATCAACGCGGCGGGTTATGTCCTGTCGGTTTGTGTGATGATCACTTTGGCAAATCGATTCCTGATCGATGAAACGCCCGGCTATATTGCTTGGTTGATGCCTCTGGCAAACCTGATCATCATTTTGGGCGCGGCTGCTGTCGGCATTGTCGCTTACGCCAACAACAAGCTGATCAAGTAACCCGTGTCACTCACTGGCCCTCTCACCAGCTCCCTAACTTCCAGCCTGACCAGCCCATTGACGGGCGAGGCGGGTACGGGTGGTGGGGGCTTCTCTCTGGCGGATGTCGCAATTGTCTGGTTCAACCCGTATGACAATTCGACTGTTACGGGTTCACCGATCACGTCAGTCACAGATGGTGGCTCAGACGGCGGCTCATGGGCTCCCTGGGCTGGTGCAGACCCTCAGACAGGGCCAAATCAGGTCACACAGGGAGCGGCATACGCTGCTTACTTCGACGGTACGGCAGACCACACCATCGAGCGCGCATTGCCGACCACAACGCTTGTCGATGTTTTCATGATTATTCAGAAGCTTGCGGGCGGAGTCGCGGCTGTTGATCTTTTGAACGATGACGGCGGATCTAGACACATCCGCTGGAACTCTGGCGCCACCAGCGCTATCGGATCAAACGCAGGCACCCCAACGGTTTATGTGGACGATTCAACAGTCGCTAATCAGCAAGCTTTTTACAATGCCTTGAACGATGCGGCTTATCACCGAGTGAGGATCGCGAATCTCGATCTCTCTACATGGTCAAAGCTCAGGCTGAACGCAGACAATCTTTGGATGGAGGGGCGGGTAGCAACCTTGCTCGCGGTTTCACCGTCTGATGCGTCAGACAATCTGGATGATATTAACACGACCCTCACCAGCATGATTGCCGCGCTTGAGGCCTAATGGAAACCCTACGAGATGAGTACCGGGCAGGATAGGGCGATGAGCGAAGACAGAAAGACTGAGATAGCCCTCTACGGCGTCGGCGTATTCCTGACGCTCTGGGCTTTTGGTTGTATTATTAAATATGGATTTGGAGGCGGCTAATGACGCAAATCACAGCAACATCTGATCTTGTCGGCGCCCGTGCCGGTGGCTCATACGTTGGTAAGTTTATCTCAGGCACACCCACGTTCACACTGCAAGTGGATCTCGGTATCGGCTGGGAAAACCTACTCGATAGCAGCGGTAATGCAATTCAGGTCACATCATCAGTCACTCTCGTAATGGGTAAGATAAACACTGACGCAAAATACCGATGGGAACTTACTTCCGGTAGCGGCACGATCGATCAGAACATCAACAGTGATGGAAAGGTTTAGATTTGGCCAAGGCCTCTAAGCTCACACCAAAACAAGAAGCGTTCGCACTGAAGTATGTTGAGTGCGGCAATGCCAGTGAAGCGTATCGCCATGCGTATGATGCTGAGAACAGCAAGCCGGAGGCGGTTTGGGTGAACGCAAGCAAGGTTCTTTCAGGCGCTAAGGTCTCGCTAAGGGTGATGGAGCTACAGGAACAGCATGTTGAGCGGCATGAGATCACGGTCGATCGCATTGTGAAGGAACTGGGAAGGCTTGCCTTTTCCGACTTGCGCAATTGCCTGACTGATGACGGTCAACTTAAAAACCCGAATGATTGGGATGATGATACGGCTGCGGCTATTGGCTCGCTAGAGGTTGTAAGTAAGCCTGGTGCGGTTGATGAAGACGGAAACAGAACCGTAGAGCACGTTCACAAGATCAAGACGTGGGACAAGAACAGCGCTCTAGAGAAATTGGGCAAGCATTTTGGCATTTTCCTCCCAGACGCCGCCACACCGGACATCCACATCCACATGCATGACAAGGCGAAAGACTTTTGAGCCTGGCTGACCCGCAGGTCGAATGGACCCCTGCACAGAACATGGCGATGGACAAGCTGCGATGCGGTGCGTCTCATGTCGCGTTATTGGGTGGCTCGCGATCGGGCAAGACCTTCCTACTCTGCTTCGCAGTTCTGGTTCGTGCGCTGAAGGCTAAGGGCTCACGTCACGTTATATTCCGGTTTCGTCTGAATGCGTTGAAGGCGTCGATCGTCGCGGACACGATGCCAAAGGTTCTGAAACTCTGTTTCCCAGATCTGCCGTCGCATGACTCGATGTTAAACAAGACGGACCTGGTTCTAACGCTGCCGAATGGATCTGAGATCTGGTATGGCGGTTTGGATGACAAAGAACGCACCGAGAAGATCCTCGGTATGGAGTTCGTCACCATCTACTTCAACGAGTGTTCACAGGTTCCCTGGGGCTCGGTCAAACTGGCTCTCACGCGTTTGGCGATGCAGTGTTTCGATGATGAGCTGCAGAAAGAGATGCCACTGCGAGCCTATTATGATTTCAACCCGCCGAGTAAGGCGCATTGGTCGTACAAACTATTCATTCAGGGTCTGAGCCCTGACAATCGCGAGCCAGTCAATGAGGCAGACTATGCCTGGCATCGGCTCAACCCGAAGGACAACCAGGCGAACATTGCCGCGGGATACATTGCGCAGCTGGAGAATATGCCGCTCCGCGATCGATTGCGCTTTCTTGAGGGTGTCTTTGCCGACGCGGTTGACGGTGCCCTATGGACAATGGAGCTTCTGGATCAGAACAGACACCACGGCGAGATGCCCACAATGGTTCGAACGGTCGTCGCGGTCGATCCTTCGGGTTGTTCTGGTGAGGAAGATACTCGCTCAGATGAGGTTGGGATTATTGTCGCCGGCGTATCTGTTGACGGAAAAGGCTATATTCTGGACGATTTGTCTGGTCGATATGGTCCTAAGGAGTGGGCGCAAATCGCGGTTAGCGCGTATCAACGCTATGCCTGTGCAGCGATTGTCGCGGAAAAGAATTATGGCGGAGCCATGGTTGAGGCGGTTATTCAGGCCGAAGCCGAGAATGTTCACGTTAAACTGGTGACCGCTAGTGTGGGCAAGGCTGTCCGGGCCGAACCGATTAGCAATCTGTATGAGAAGCAAAAGGTCTATCATGCGGGGTTTTATCCGGATCTTGAGGAGCAAATGTGTGCATTCTCAGTGAGCGGATACCAGGGCAGTAAGTCTCCTGATCGCGCTGATGCTGCAGTGTGGGCGCTAACTGAGCTGTTCCCGGCAATGACCGAGACCGAGCAAAAGCGGAACTGGACACCGCCCAACACGATTAGTAGGCCTCGCTCTGCTGGTAGACTGGCCGGCGATAAGGCGAGGAGCTTCTGATGAGATTAGCAATTATGGGTGCGGGCGTGTTGGTATTGGCTGGCTGTGCGACCAAATCGTACCCGACTATCCCAATGCTCAGCGAATACGAGAAGCAGAACATGACTTGTGCTGATCTCGCAGAAGAGTTGCGCGGCCTGGGCGAATATCAGCGCCAGATCACGTCAGAATCCAATCCTGATATTGATACGCTTACCGGCGTCCTGCTGGACTTTGGTATCCGAAACGCAATGGCGCTTGATGACGCGAACGAAGGTTTGCGAAACCGGCGCAAAGATATTTTGAACACGTACCACGCAAAGGGGTGCTGAATGGCTGAACCAATTACGTCCTCGGTGCTGGCGAGCTTTCTTGCAACGAACGCCACTGCCATCAATACAGCGACCGCCACCGCTGCTGGCGCGGCTGCCGCTGGTGGCGCTACGGCCTTACTCAACAAGCCCGACAAGCCCAAGATGCTGTCCAACCCTGACCCTGATAGCAAGAAAAGAAAGCTCGACACTGAGCGCGATCTAGCTCGCCGGTATGAGAACCAAGGCCGTGTATCGAGTCTGTTCAATAAGGATAAGCTGGGATGAGTGAAGAAAGGACTATGGAGGAGACCATGCTTTACCGGCCGCATCGGGGCAGTCTGGAGAGCGCAATGGAGGGTATCGCGGAGCTAGATAACACAATTGCTGCGCTCGTCTCGCATTTGCGATCTACAGAACCGAATATCCACCATAAAACCGTTGAGGTTGGTCTATATAGTGATCGCCCGGATGATCGAATTGGGTGGGAGAAGACGTTTGTCGTAACGGCAGAATACACTGATGGGTGGCGGGGTGTCGTTGGGTTTACGGATCACGGGGTTTCAGTAGCCTGATGCGCCTCGATGACCTGTTGGCGACATCGAACAAGATGTTCTCTCGCCAATCCTCGTTCAAAACGTTGTGCCAGACGCTTGCTGAGCACTTCTACCCGGAGCGTGCTGATTTCACGATCACACGCAATATCGGGAATGAGCTGGCTGATGGCCTGTTGGATTCATACCCGATCCTGTCCCGGCGCGACCTGGGCAACGGGATCAGCTCTATGCTTCGTGATGGGCCAGAATGGTTTGAGATCGATGTTGCTGGTGATGACCCTGATTATGCTGGCAAGGAATGGCTTCAGTCCAGGTCGAAGGCATTGCAGCGCATGTTTGGCCATGTCTCCAGCGGCTTCACCCGTGCCACTAAGCAGGGTGACCACGATTACGTGACGTTCGGGCAGGCAGTTCTGTCTGTTGAGCCGAACCGGAACCATAATGGTATTCTCGTTCGCAACTGGCATTTGCGCGACTGTGCGTGGGAAGACGATGAGACAGGCCAGGTTGGCCCAGTTCACCGCAAATGGGCGCCAAGTCTGTATGAGTTGAAGCGCACGTTCGGTGAGCACGCACTGCATCAGTCTCAAGTCGATAAGTGTCGCACTGAGCCTATGTCCACTGCCAAGATCCGGCACATCGTCATGCCCTCTGAGATGTATGGCAAAGGCCAGTTCGAGCAATTTGGATGGGTGTCACTGTTTGTCGACATGGAGCGCGAGCACATCATTCAAGAGCGCGGGATCAACTATAAGTATTACATTGTCCCTCGCTTCCAGACGATTGCGGGCGCGCCATATGCGTATTCTCCGGCCACAGTTGCTGCGCTACCGAACGCACGCGCCCTACAGGCCATGACATTCACGCTGATGGAGGCCGCTGAGCGCTATGCTCGCCCACCATTGACCGCAACAGCCCAGGTTGTTCGCTCAGATATTGATCTTGGCCCTGATGGGATCACCTGGATTGATAAGGATTATGACCAGAAAACAGGTCGCGCCCTGGAGCCATTGCTTCAGGATCGCGGCGGATACCCGATCGGCATGGATTTCCGCGAGAAAGTGGTCGACGTACTGTCGTCTTGTTTCTACCTGAACCGCCTATCACTGCCTGAAACTACACATGAGATGACGGCCTTCGAGGTGTCGGAGCGTATGAAGCAGTATCGCCGCGAGAATCTTCCTCTGTTTGCGCCGATCGAGAAGGACTATAACGGTCAGCTCTGTGAGGCAGCGTTTGGCCTGGCATTCAATATGAACCTGCTGGGCAGCCCCCATGATGTACCAAACTCTTTGCGAGAGCGCGATATTGAGTGGAAATTCAAGTCACCGCTCTCATCTGCTGACGAGGAAAAGAAGGTCCAGCAATTCCAGTTGAATGCGGATATGCTCGCAACTGCGGTCCAGATGGACCCAATGGTTGCCAATGATTACGATGTGCGCACGGCGTTCCGTGATGCTGTCGAGGCAACTGGCAGCTCGGTCAAATGGCTCCGGGATATGGAAGAGGTTGTTCAGCTTGATCAGGTGAAGGCTGGTGCCGTCAAAGCCCAGGCTCAGCTTGAGATGCAGGGCACGCAAGCGGCCTAATGAAAACCATTCCGCAAGCGCTGCATGTGGCGCCTGTTACAATCGAAGAAACCCTGGCGCTGAAGGCGTTAGCAAATGGCGATGCCACACCGTTTCAGCAGAAACTGGCGCTCGCTCTGATCATGAAGAAGTTTAGCCGGGTGTATGACATCCCGTTCCTTGAGGGCAGTCCTGATGGCTCAGCCTTTCTGATGGGACGTGGCTTTGTCGGCAACCGAATTGATTTGCACTTAAAGCAGCCTGTCAATGCGCTGCATTCTGAAGAGGTGAAGAATGAGTCTTGATCCCGCACCAGCCGCCGATCCAGTAGCTGCCCCTGCTGCTGATCCGATTGTAAATAACGACCCTGCTCCGGCTGATCCGCCCGCGAGCGATCCTCCGGCAGACCCGCCAGCTGACCCACCAGTAGAGCCCCCGAAATCATTCTTCGGCGAGGCTCCTGAGAATTGGCGCCAAGATGCTGTCGATAATATGCGCCTCAATGACCCTGAGGCTGCCACACGCGAGCTTAAGCGTCTTGAGCGCTTCAAGACACCGCAGGACTGGTTGAAGGCCACCTACGAGGCCGACAGAAAGATCCGCAAGGGCGAGATCCAGAGCGGGCTGCCTGAGAATGCCACGGATGAGCAGCTTGCAGAGTATCGCACGGCTCATGGTATTCCGGATGAAGCGACTGGCTACGAGCTTGATTTGGGCGAGGGCGTCACGCTCTCAGACTCTGATCAGGCGATTATTGATACGATGCTTCCTGCCGCTCACGCGGCCAATCTACCGAATGATGCAATGTCCGGGCTCTCTAAGGCCTTCTTCGAAGCGCGCGCCAAACAGGCTGCGGAGCGCCACACACAAGATGAGCTGGACAAGCAAACCACCGATAAACTCTTGCGCGAGGAATGGCAGAGCGACTTTCAAGCAAACACAAATATTTTTTCAGCATTTGTCGCCGGGCTGCCCGAAGATGCTCGGCAAGAGTTTTCTAATATGCGCGGACCTGGTGGCAAAGGTCTTGCGAACAATCCCGCTATCATCAACTCGATCGTTGATCTGATGCGCAAAGCCGATCCAACGGTGACTGTGGTTCCTCCCAATGACGGTAATCCACTCAAGACGATGGATGATGAGCTGGCATCACTCAACAAGATGATGAGTGAAGAGCCGGACAAATGGTATAAAGACCAAGAGGCGCAGAGGCGCTGGCGCGAACTGACCGACGCCAAAGACCGCCTGAAGGCGCAACAGAATTGAGGCTGGGGCTGACGGGCTCCAATCTCCTTCCTCGTGGGAACGAGGCAAATCCATCTGACTAAATCCGATGCAAAGACCCTGAGAGCATGAGTGCTGGCCCCGGAAACGGCTAACCCAAGCGCATGTGATCGGCTAACTCTGACGTCTCGGCAACATCAAACCCAATTCATTCAAGGAATTATCCTATGGCAGACACTGCTTTTCAGAAGCAGTTCCGTCAGGAGTTCATTGCTGGGTACGAGAAAGCTGATTCTTGTCTCACAATGTCAACGACTACGGAACATACCGTGCGCGGTAATGAGGCTGAGTTCCTCATTGCTGACTCCGGTGGCGCTAGCGCTACCACGCGCGGCAACAATGGCCGCATCCCGGCCCGTCACGACAACAACACGCAGGTTACCTGCGTGTTGGAAGAATGGCACGACAAGGTTGAGAAGACCAACTTCAACATTGAGTCTTCTCAAGGCGATCAACGCCGCATCATGCAGAACACAACCCGCATGGTTATCAATCGCAAGCGCGATGAGTTGATCCGCACTGCACTCTCTGCAGCCACAACCACTTGGGGTGGCGCCGCTGTGCCAACCCTAACCCTGGTCACGAAGGCCCGCACAATCCTGCGCAATAACAGCGCTGGTGACGGTGAGATCTTCGCGGCTATCACCCCGGCTTATCATGGTTATCTGATGGGGCTGAACCAGTTCACTTCTGCTGATTTTATTCAGGACAAGAAGTTTGAAGGCGTGTCGAAAGACAAGGCGTTCTCCTGGTACGGCGTCAACTGGATTATCGATGAAGAGCTTACGGGTGTCGGCACTGCTGATGCTACCTGCTTCATGTACAACCGAACCTCAATTGGCTCGGCGATGCATAAAGAAGGCATCGATACTGAGGTCGGTTATAATGGCGAAGATGCTTACTCATGGTGCCGTGCTACGGTGCATATGGGTGCGAAGCTTCTCCAGAATGCCGGTGTAATCAAAATGCGCGCTGATGACAGCGCTCTGTCAGCTTAAGGAGATTATGAGAAATGGCTTATGCAACTTCAAACCCTCCTGAGCTTTTGATCGGGCTGCAAAACTTCCGCATGTGGATCTACAAATCAACGGATGCCTCATCGGCAGTTGATGCGTCAGGCTACATCACGGATGGTTATGCTCGTGGAATGCGCCAAGGCGACATCGTTCTTGTGCAGGATACGGACGCCTCACCGATCGCAACTCAGATCTGTATGGTTACCTCTGACACGTCAGAAGTGATCGATCTGTCTGATGGTGTCGCAATCACTGCGACTGACACAGACTAACCCAACTGACCGAGCTGGCTTTAGGGTCGGCTCGGTCTCCCCATTTACAAGGAGCTTTCATGAGCGACACACCTCGCAACCCGTTTACCCGCAGCCAGATAGAGCGTGCAGAATTTGGCTATTCTGGCCATACTGTTACAGCTCCGCGCGGGACCGAGCCTGATGAATGCCTTGACCCGCACCTCTGGTCACTGGTGGCTGAGCCATCACGCCTGAAAGTGTTTGATGAAATTCGCGTTGTCGAAGCCGATGGCGCCTGGATACAGCGATTGATCGTGACCTTCGTTAAGGGCTCGATCGTGCATGTGGCTCGCGAGAACCTGGCCACGCTGAGGACGACGAAGAAGGAGGCGCCCAAAAAGGCTGCGCCTAAAGCTAACGGAGAGCGCTACATAGTCGACTTCCGCGGCCCGAGTGCGCGCTGGTGCATTATCGATACGCAGGCCAAGACTGCCGACAAGCAGAAGGTTGAGCAGGGTATCGAGTCGAAGGAATTGGCACAGGAAGAGCTGAAAAAGCTCCTGACGCCAGCCTGATATGACTGTCACTAAGCTCGCCCTTTACAATGATGCTCTGCGCCTGGTCGGTGCGGAGCGTCTTGCGTCTGATACTGAGGCGCGAGAAGTCCGGTACAAGCTCGATGAGATCTGGGATCTGGATGCGGCAAAGCATTGTTTCCGTCTCGCCAAGCCGCTGTTTGCGCGCAAGACGGTCAAGCTGGATAGTCCGGCAACGATAACCACACACGGCCTGACGAATGAGCACACACTGCCGGCTGATTATGCTGGCATGGTGGAGGTCTTCGCCGATGAGGATCTTGACCAGCCCGTCAAGCGTCGGCTGATTGAAGATGACAAGCTCTATGCTGAAATCGGCATTGTTTGGTTGCGCTATGTTCGTGACCTGACATCGACGTTCACGAACTGGACGCCAGATTTTGCACGGGTTGTTAGCGCCTATATTGCCCAGCAGCTTGCTACACGGATAAAGCCAGACCGGGCTGAGGATCTAACGCTAAACCTTGAGACGGCTGTTCAGGTCTCGATGGACCTGTCCGCGCAAGAAGAGGCGATGCTGCGTCCGCAGAAGACGCTCACGACGCTCACGAAAGAATGGCTCCCAATCTACAATGACGCGCTCCAGCTTCTTGGTCTACGCCGGATGACGACAATTTCCGATGAGCGCGCCGATCGCACGGAACTTGATGCGGCGCTGGATGGCCAATTGGTTCGCTCACTCCTTGAGGAGTATGCCTGGAATTGGGCACGCATTACCGTGCAAAGCGAAGAGAATACGCGCTTTGAGAGCGATTTCGGATATGATTGCGTGCACGAGAAGCCGATTGATCTGGTCCGCCTCGACGGTGTGTTCAGAGATGAGTTCTGCCGCACACCGTTGAAGAATTACGCGGATGAGGGGCGCAATCTCTACTGCAATGATGATGTGATCTATATCAAATACATCCCAGACACATATGAGGGGCAGCCTGCCGCTTGGCCTGCTTCGTTTAAGCGCTTTGTAGCGGCAATGATGGCGCAACAGGCAGAGCCTTCTATTCCGGCTGTTCGCCCTGAAATCCGGGCCGGTTTGCCCGAAAAGGTCGATCGTCGCCAACATGATGCGACCAGCAATGACTTCATGCAGTCGCCACCCCAGAGAATTAACACTGGAAGCTGGGTGCGCGCGCGCCAGAGCGGAACCCGCAATAGCCGAGACCATGGATGACCGACGGTGTTCTGAACACGTTCAATCGAGGTGAGGTCAGTTCTCTCGCATTTGGGCGTGACAAGGTTGACCGTATCAAGAACTCTGCCGAATTGGTTGAGAACTTTGTTCCGATGCGTCTTGGCCCAATGATCCGGCGCGGTGGATTTGAGGTGATTGCCGCAGCGATTACCGGCTCACGCTTCTTTGACTTCTTTTATTCGCTGGATGAGCTGGCGGCACTTGAGATGGGCGATAGTCTTTTGCGGATTTGGAAGGATGATGCGCTGATGACCCGTGCTGCGGTTACATCAACCATCACGAATGGAACCTTCCCTACGGATTTAAGCGGATGGACCGATGCGTCAGGCTCTGGTTCGTCGGTCACTCAAACCTCAGACGGGGCCAAATTCGTTGCCGCGGATACAACTGATGCGATTTTGCATCAAACGCTAGGCAGCACGCAGACAGGCGCTGAGCATGGTCTTCGAATTAAGATCAAAGATGCACCGTTGCGCCTGCTGATCGGCACGGGCGGGGCCAGCAGCGACGACATCACGGATAGTTTGCTTGAGCCTGGTGAGTATTCTCTCGTGTTTACGCCCGATGCCGCAGCAACCATCACATTCGTGAACGACAAAGTTTATAGCGCGACGCTTGAGAGTGTTGAACTGGAAAGCGCCGGCACGGTGACCATCCCTACGCCGGTTCCTCTGGCTGATGTGGATACGGTGTTTATGTCCCAGCAAGCGGGTAGGGTTTACTGCAACTGGTCTGGTGAGCAATTCATGATCGAGCGCCGTGGGCCTAAGTCCTGGGGCGTGGTCGACTTCCGAGCCGATGACGGCCCGTTTGATACAGTCAATCTGGATGAGGGTTTAACCCTTACTGCGGGTGCCTTGAAGGGCGATACAACGCTCACCGCATCGAAACGGCATTTCAAGTCAACAGATGTTGGCACGCTTCGAAAGCTCTTGAGCACAGGACAAGAGGTTAGTGCCACGGTCACAGCAGAGGATAACGGTACGGGATCTGTCAGAGTAACTGGTACGAATGGCCCGTCTCGAGCATTCACGTTTACGATCTCGGGCTCGTTTACTGCGAGCGTATTACTCCAGAGGTCGACGGATGGTGTTAGCGGATGGGAAACAGCGCGCGGCCCGTTCACTTCAACGATTACCGAAAGCTGGGATGATGATCTTGATGGAACAGTCTATTTCTATCGGCTTCATGTGCCATCTGGAGGGTTTACGTCGGGGTCCGTGGGCCTGAACATCTCTTATTCTGGCGGTGGAATTGAGGGCATTTGCCGGATCAAGACCGTTACCAATTCCACGACCGCCAATGTTCAGGTTCTGCAGGACATGGGCTCAACGGATGCAACAAGAGACTGGCGCCGCAGCCAATGGGGCGGTGAGTCAGGCTACCCTAACGCGAATGCCCTCTATGAAGGCCGCTTGTGGCAGGCGGGCAAAGAAGGGCTCTGGGGCTCAGTCAGCGATGCGCCCCGCTCATATGACCGAGATCTGGAGGGCGCGAGTGCGTCAATCTTCAAATCTCTCGGCCAAGGCCCTGTCGATGAGGTGAGCTGGATTGCTCCGGCGTCTCGATTAGCTCTGGGTCTTGCAAGCGATGTTGTTCCGGTTCGATCGTCATCTTTTGGCGAGGCGATGACGCAAGACAATGTGCATTTGCGGGACGGCCCGAACCAGGGTGCTGCGCTGGTAGATCCGAAACGACTTGGAAATGCGCTCTATTACGTTCAGGCCAGTGGCAAAAAGCTCTATGAGTTGAACTATTCAGCGGGCGATGATGGCTTTCAGGTGACAGATCAGACGCTATTGCATGAGAATATCTGCAGCGCGGGTATCTCTGAGCTGGCACTGGCTATCCAGCCCGAGACACGCCATTTCGTGCGATTGAGCGACGGTGAGGCTCGCATTCTGCTGTTCGATAAGGCTGAGGATATTCTGGGTTGGTCGCGGATCACGCTCGCAGATGGCGAAATCAAGCGCGTCTTTACGCTCCATGGCTCCGATGAGACGCAGGTTTATGCCAAGATCGCCTATGATGGCACGGAATATCTTTGCAAACTGGTGAAGGTCAGCGAGTTCAACACACGGCCTGCGGATCTGTTTACGTATTATGCAGGACCGATACAGACTTGCACGGGGCTTGATCGCTTCGACGGTGTCGAGATTGAGGCCTGGTCCGGCTCTGCCAAGATTGGCACATTTACACCGTCTGGTGGTTCAATTGATCTTGGCGCAAGCTATTCTGACGTGACGGCAGGTCTGACAATTACCGGCAGATACAAATCGGGTAAGCTTGGTCGATATGGTGAGCGCTCCGTGCTCAGTGACCGCAAGCGGGTTGTGGACCTGGCCTTGCTCATGAAGAATGTTTGGCATGGTGGCCTAAGGTTCGGAACGAGCGCGACACGCCTTGATGCACTGCCGCTGATCCATAAGGGCGCTGCCGTCGATACAACCTTACTGATTGATGATTACGACACGGTGGGTGTCCCATTTGAGGGAGATTTCGATGTCGATAGCCGAATCTACGTTGAGGCAACCGGGCCAGCAACACTCCTCGCGCTTAGCTACAACTATGACGAGCCCGAGCGTGAGGCCCGCGCGGCCTAGCGACGGGTTGAAGCTGCCTGCCTCTGGTAGAGCGTGGGTGATGGTCAAGAATGATGAGCTGCTAGGATATGGCGGCGTGCTTTATGGAAGCTTTCCCGAAGCGTTTATGAGTCTGACGCCCGAGGCATTAAATTGGCCGGTTCTACTGGCAAAGAGCGCGCGGGCTTTTCGCCGCGTATTGAATCAACATGAAACTGTGTTCGCGATTGCGGACCACAATTACCCCACAGCGCCCCGGTTCCTTGAATGGATAGGGTTTGAGTGTGTGGGATACTTTGAGGGAAGGAGGCTTTACCGTTGGCATTCGACGCATCAATAAAAAAGCCGATCGACTTCGACTATCTCGATGTCGCGAGCAGTTTCCTCACCGCTGGTGGGTCTGTTCTCTCTGGCCTCGGTGGTTATGAGGCGGGCCAATCCGAGGCTGCTCAGCGCGAAATCCGAGCCAATCAGGTGCTCGCAACTGGCACACGGCGCGCACAAGAGACACGCCGGCAGGGTGACAAGCTGGCCTCAGATGCGGTCGCGGCCAACGCTTTTAACGGCGGCGCCATGGATGCGGGTATGATCGAGCGCATGGCGCGCATCGAGAGTGACACAGATTATAACGTTTTGGCCGAGATGTACGCAGCAGGGACATTGGCCGAGAGTGAGCGCTATGCTGCGCGAGTTGCCAAGAAAACCGGCAAGAACCGCCTCATCACGGGTGGCATCAAATCTATTCCATCAATCCTCGACGGCGCTCAGAAAATGGGATGGCTTGAGTGAAGATCCCTGACGTAAAGGGCGTTGCCCGCTCGGTTCCTGCCGTTCAGACGCAATTGGTGCGGTCCGATCCTTATGAGGGTTTGGGTGAGGCTCTGCAGGGCCTCGGCGGCGCGGCTGCGCGCGAAGTCGATGAGCGGGCATCCTATCAGACAGCGCAGGCTAGAAGTGCGTTCATCAAGGCTCGCATCGAACGAGACAGCGCATTTGAAGAAGATCGCGAATACACTGACCTTCCCGAACGTTATGAGCAATCGCTTCGAACCGATCTGTCAGAGGTTTCAAAACAGATCAGTAATCCCCGCGCTCGTGCCATGTTCGAAGAAGAGCAACAGGTACGGATTGCAGAAGGCAAGGCGCGTCAATCTACACGGGCGATCGGCATTGAGCGCGACACCGAGCGTGCCCGCGTCAGCGATAGCCTGAATGCCTTGAACGAGGCGGGCCTTGGAACTGAAGACCCACGCGAAATGTTTGCGGAAGTTGGGGCGCTTCTCGAGGGCGCTGTTGAGGCCGGATACTATTCCCCTGAAGAGGCTGGTCGCACCGAACGCGTTTGGAAAGATACATTCGCTGCGAACAAGATTTCGCTCATGGAGCCAGATAAGCGCATTGAGGCGCTCGAGCAGCCATGGGCAGAGAATATCCCTACCGTGGTGCGTGAGAAGCTCCGTGAGAAAGCTGAGCGCGATGGTCGATCAGCACGAGCCATAGATATGTCAGAGCAATTCTGGAGCGATACCGATGGAGACTTCAACGCGGCCCTGAAGCTTGCGGCCAAGGTCAAGGATACCGATGACCGTCTTGCGATCGAGGGCCGGTTGACGACCATCAACTCTCGCGAAAGTGCGGCGCGAGTTGATTTGGAGAGTGACGCAGCGGATCGGGCTTGGGCGGTTCTGGCCGATGGCGGCGTTAAGGATGATATTGATCCAGCAGATTTGGATGCGCTTGGTGGGCGCGCGAAGATAGCAATTGATAATTGGGAGCGGTCCCGGATTAATGCGGACCAATCTCGGATTGATGCAGCGTCAGAAGCGGCTTTTGACATGATTGAGGCGGTTCATGAAATTGATCCGGCTCTTTATATGCAGGGACCAGAAGCTTGGCCCGAGCAATTGGGTGGCATGTACGCCGCGCTGACACCGACAGATCAACAGCGATTGGCTCAGAACCTGTTGTCACGATCTCGCGAAGAAGAAACGGCACCAGAAATTCGCACTAACTTCAACGCGGTGAAGTCTGATATGGGGCTGACCGCTATGGAACTGTTTCCCTCCGATGCGGATGATGTTCGCACCGAGATTGGCCGCAAGGGTGACCACAAAAAACGGCTCTTGTTGGAGGGCATTGTCTTGCGACGAACGCGTGAGTGGACGGCAGAAAATGGTGGCCAGCCGATCACTGAATCGGATCGGCGCCAGATCATTAAGATGTCGTTCAATGAGTTCGACAGCAAAAAGTTCGAGGTCGTTAGCGGCGACATTTTCCGTGGGATGCGAGGCGCCGGGGCTAAGGCGGCTCAGGTGCGTGACGCGCTGCGGGAGCAGATAGGCCGCGAACCGACCGATGCCGAAATTGAATCCAATCTGATGCGTATGATGGAGTCAGAATGAAGAATGATGCATTTCTTTCTGATGACACGTTAGCGTCTATCCGAGAGGGGACGTTCAGCGCCTCTCAGGATGACCTAGATTTGCGCCGAAATGTGCTCCTCACTGAGGATGCGCCGGACGATGCGGCTTATGATCAGCGCAAGGCGGCTGAGTTGGGCACAGATCCAATTGCAATCGCTGTGGATCGAGAGCGTTACAAACGAGAGGATGAAATATTTTCGCTGAACAAGCTCACCCAGGATGCACCAAAGCTCGGTAAATGGGCGCGTAAGCCTGAGAATTTTGCAATCGGTCGGGACAGCCTAGAAGATATGGGGCTTATTGAGCAGCTCTATTCGAAGCGTATCAGCTCCCAGGGCTCGAAAGGTTGGCTGGAGGCACCATTCACGCAGGCAGGTGACTTGGGGCGTGGAATCGCTGCCGCGTTCCCGCAAACGCTGGGTAGCGTTACAAAGGGCGCTGGTGACCTATATGGCGCTTACGTCAATCTAGGTTACAAAGTTCCGGGCCTTGGCGATGCGCTTAGGGCGGCGGACGCGGTAGAAGCTGAGATCGCGCCGGAGGCCAAGCAATTTGCCCCACAAAACTATTTACGGACTGCTGGCAAAGGCGCTCTCGATCTTGCTGAGTTAATGCGTCCCGAGGATATGGGATTTGAGGACCGTGTTGCGGAAGGTCTTGGTCAAATACTTGCGACCGTTGCAACTGCTGCGGTGACTAAAAATCCTCAAATCACAACCGGCATGTTTATGGGTATGGGGGCGGATCAGCAGGCGCAGAGCATTACCAATGCTGGCCTTAACCCTGATGAGATGCTGCCAGAACTTGTGGCTGGCGCGGGAGTTACGGGACTAAGCGAGCAAATGCGTCTTGGTTCGATCATGCGAATGATGCCCAAAGAGGCGCGTCAGCGTGTAACATCGAAGGTCTTGGCCCGGATTATGGGGCAAGCTGGCGAAGAAGTCGTTCAGGAAACGATCGAGGGCCTTGGCCAAAACTTGATCACGATGGGCTATGACGAAGAGGCGAAGCTTCTTGAGGGTCTTGGTGAGCAGGCGACGGTTGCTGGTTCAGCCGCTGCGATCTTCCAGGCTCTGGTTGAGGTGGCCTTACCCGGCAAGGCGCGAGGCGCGCGAGCAGAGAGCGCGGCACAAGAGCTGGTCGACATCCGCGAAGTTATCGAACAGACGCCGGTTTTCCAGCGTTCTCGTGAAAGCATTGAGACATTCTTGAGCGAGGCGGGTGAGGGTGAAACGGTCTTACTCCACGGCGAAGACCTGGTTGAGCTTTATCAATCTGATCCGCAGGTATTCATGCAGCGCATGGAGGAGGTCGGCTTAACCGAAGACGATATTTCCCGCGCGATGGACGGTCATGACATTGAGGTCGAAGCTGCGCAAATCCTATCCGTGGCTGACGGCTTCGAGGATTGGGTGAAGATCGCAAAGGCCGATGAAGAGACGCCAACCTTACGAGAGCTTGAGCGCTCCGTGGAAGAATCCGACGCTATGGGGTCTGTCGACTTCACTGAAGCGTTTGAGCGGTTTGCAGAGCAGGACGAGGCGCTGGAAGGCTTCGAGCGCGTACAAAGCGCTGTGACAGAGCAATTATTGGGTGCGGGACGTGGACAGGCAGAAGCTGAAGGCGCGGGCGTTGTATGGGGCGCTATGTTCCGTCAGCTCGCGGAGGCTGGTGTTGACGAGGGCGCTGTGTTTGAGCGGCTTGGTCTGAAGGTCAATGAGCCGGCAGCGCAACAAGCTGACGATACTGTCGTGATGAACCAAGCCGCAGAGACTGGCTTCGATGGTGACAATGCAGGCGAGGCCCGTGAATGGGTTGCTGCGGTCGAGAAGGGCCTCGACATGTCCCAAGAGGGGCGCATGGCACGGGCTGCTGAGATGGGGTTTGATACGGATGTGGTGCTGTATCATGGGACCAGCAAAGACATTGACGCATTTAGCGCGGAACTCTCTCTCTCTGACGGCCAGCCAGCAATCTTTTTGACGAACAATCCAAATGTGGCGTCAGGCTATTCAAACCGTGATGTATACGCTTCCGGTGGGGGCCGTAGGGCCGTGGACCGTGGCTCGCGTCAGAATATGGACAAGGCGCTAGAGCGATTGAACAGCTTTGCTGTTCGACAAAGCACTAAGGAGGCTCGCTTGAGTGCCTCAAATGAGGCGGTTCGTGAATACAACATGGATGCCTATATAGAAGATGGGCAAGTTTATCCGGTTCATGCGCGCCTTGAAAATCCTAAAATAATTGAAGATATGCCAGAATACAGTCGCTCTCGGATGCAACAAGAGATTGCTGACGCTACAGATGCTGGTCACGATGGCATCATTATTCGGGGGATTCAGGATCATCCGTCTGCGGGTTTTTCGGCGGATCGGGTTTTTCGGGGCGGTGATTATACCATCATCTTCGACCCTTCCAACATCCGCTCAGTAAACGCAGCCTTTGACCCGGATCACTCTGACAGCTCGAACCTGCTTGCTCAATCCGCTCCTGCTTCCATGCGTCAGGCTCTCAAAATGGACCCAGCAGAGCGAACTGAGTGGTTTAACGAGGAAGTCACGCAGCGAATTGATGCGGACGGTACGATCGTTCTCACGGCCAAGTCACATCCCAACCGTGAGACAGATGACATTTCGATGCGTATCGACGATGGCGGCGGCGTCACAATGCGCTTTGAGGGCCGTCTTGAGCGCAAAGACAATAAGATCCAAGACCCTGAGACGGGCAAGATGGTCAAGCGTCCGACGACACCAGAAGAAGTGCAACAGAGTGTGCTGGCATTCTCCCGCAGCATTGCGATGCTTGAGGAGTTTATCAGTCGGGAGAACCCTGAGAGCATTCACTTCACGGGGTCGGATTCAACCGACACGCGCAACAAGATGTACATGTCCCTGCTGAAGCGTATGCGCCTGCCGGGCTATCGCGCTTTTGAGATTGGAACAAACCGCATCAACACGATGGAAGTTGAGGGCGAAAAAACAGTAAGAAGTTCGCTGCATGGTCGATCATTTTATGTTATAAGAGAAGATGCGGTTGAACGAACAAGGGCAAGATTCCAAGATGGTGAACTCCGAACAAACGAAAACGCCCCTCCAGCAGGCGTCGAAGGACCAACCTACCGGGACAACTTCCTCGACACCGCAGACGAGGTGGGACGGATTGAGCCAGGACGAGTGGGACAATCTGACGGACGACGATCTGGCGATGGCGTTCGTGGAGCTACATTCACAGAAATAGAGCCTGCGCAGCGGGAGCTGTTTCAGAGCGCCCAGCAAGAAAGCCTGCCGTCTGAGGCGGGTGTCGAAATCCCCGATAGCAATGGACTTGTCGCCATCCGCACAGATGATTTGGGCTTTATCACGAGCGCTGAAAAAGCTCTGTTTGATCCGCCCCCGCGTTTCCGCGACGCGCGTAACCTGACGGCTGCTCAGTGGCGCAAATACTTTACCGAAGCCGGAGCGACCAAAGAAGCGTTTGATTTTATGATCGAGCCTGCGCTGGCGACTTTGCCAAAGACGGGCGACATCTCGAAAGCCGATGTAATCAAGGCGGTTCGGGCGCAGAGGCCGAAAGTTCAATCCAACACCCGCAAAGGCAGGATTGGGCAGGATACGGCTGATGATTTGGATGAACGAGGGCTCCCGCCAGAGACGGATTATCGAACATACGTCTCTCCCGGCAACCATAGTAATTATCAGCAAGAACTGATCGTCATGCCCGAAGCGGCGGCTGGTTATAAGTCGCACAATTGGAACACTGAAGGCGTCGTCGGTCATATCCGCACGACTGACCGCGTGACCGCGGATGGTGAGGCGGTTCGGTTCGTTGATGAGCTGCAGTCTGATCTGCATCAGGAGGGGGCGAAGTATGGTTATTCGGTTGATGGCGCCAAGACAGTAACTCATCAGGACGTCCGCGCCGCTGAAGAACGATCCACAATGCTCCTCGATAGGTTTGTAATTTGGAAAGATGGCTTGCCGGACAAGCATCCTGACAAGGGTAAGCCCGTTTGGTCGAATAGTTTTGAGGATCCGACTGGTCGCGAGTTGGCGCGGGAAGTAAGCGAAGCACACCGCGCCGCAAACGAGCTTAGAGAGACGGGAAACAACGCACAACGCCCGCCCCGTGCACCCGTCAAAGACTGGGAAAAGCCATTTGTTCGGCGGGTAATCCAGCAGGCGATTGAGGATGGACAGGAAGTCGTCGCGTTTACCAATCACAAAACGCTGAACGATGCCCTCCAAAACGAAGGGACGCGGAAATTCTATGATGATCGTCTGCCCGCGCATATTCGAAAGGTGGCGAAGGAGTTGGGGGCCAAGGTTGAGCGGGTTGATGTCAACACTCGCCACACTTGGAACGAACCAAATGCGATGGGCGAGATAGAAACTGGGCGAGCGGGCGGGGTAGAGCCCGTCCTCGCCATCCGCATCACCCCAGAAGCCAAGGCGAAGCTGGCCAAGGGCAATGTGCTGTTTCAGGAAAAGCGCGCCTCTGTCCTCATCCCTGGTGGCGGCGTCCTCACTGATCAGAATGTCATCGTTAACCTGCTCAAGAAAAATGACCGCACGAGCTTCATGCACGAGAGTGCGCATATTTTCCTTGAGCTGTATGCTGCGCTTGAAAGTGAAAACGAAGTCATTGCCGAGCGCATGGGCGCGATCCGTAAATGGCTGAAGATTGAACCGGGCGCGAAGATTACCCGCGACCAGCATGAGAAGTTTGCCGAGAGCTTTGAGGCCTATTTGATGGAAGGTGTTGCGCCGAGCGCAGAGCTGCGCAGCGTGTTCCATTCATTCCGTCAATGGTTTGTCGATGTGTATCGCCGCCTTCGTGGTCAACTCCGTAATCTTGAGCCTGAAGCCCGCGACATCTTTGACCGGATGCTGGCGAGCGATGCTGAGATCGAGATGGCGCAAGGTCAATATGTCGGCACGCTGTCGAACGTGATGACTGGCCTGATGAAGCCTGAGCAGGTCGAGAAGTATCAGAAACACGCCCGCAAGGCTGGAAATGTCGCCCGAGACAAGCTTTTCAAGAAGCATATGGCAGAAGTGAAAGCTCGTGAGCGTAAGGCTTACAAAGAAGAACGGGGCCGTGTCGAGGATATGGCTCGCGCTCAGCTCATGACATGGCCGGAATACAAAGCCCTTGCTGCATTTGGCGAAGGTGGACGATCACTGGACGCTGCTGAAGTTAGCGTCGAGACGAAGCTGACCACGTCAGAGAGTGGCGAGCATCCTGAGATTGTGGCGCCTGAGATGGGCTTCACGTCCGCTGACGAGATGTTCAAGGCGGTCGAGAAAGCTGCCCCGTTCGAGAGAGTTGTCAAAGAGACTGTCGAAAAGATCATGGGCGATCGATATGGCGACATGCTCAAGGACGGCACGATTGAATCCGAGGCCATGGAAGCCGTCTTTAACGAGCCGAACATTCGGATGATGGAGGCTGAGCGCAACGCCCTGGCTGAAAAGGCATCCGGTGAGGCAATCCCATTGATTGCCATTCGTCACGAGGCTGACCGCCTCATCAATACCATGCCAATCGACAAGGTCATCAAGCCTGGTCGATACGCCATTAAGGCGCGCGATCTACACAAGAAATCACTTCGCGCCGCCGCCAAAGGCAAATGGGATGATGCCTTGCGCTATACTCATCAGGCGATGCTTCAGCATGAATTGGCTCGCAGGGCCTTTAAGGCGCGCGATGAGATAGAGAAGGCTAACCGTTATCTTGCTAAGTTTGCAGCGCATCGGAAGCTGGACCCTAAGAAGATTGCGCCAAAATACATCGCGAAGATCCGCGAGCTGATGGCGCTTCCCGGTGCGCAGGACCAAACAGAGCTTCGCGACGGCTTGAATAAGTTTGCTGATGAGCAAGCCATTGATGGTCATGCGGTCATTCTGCCAAGCGATGTCGTGAATGGGGCGGACCTGCCATTGCGTCGACGCATGACAATGGAGCAATTCAGAGAGTTTCGCGATGGCGTAAAAAACCTGAACAAGCTTGGCCGAATGCAGAGCGCAGAGGCGCAAGAACAATTCAACGAAGAGGCTCAAGCGCTCGCCGACGAGATTGACGAAAACTTCAAGGGCAAGCGTATCCGAGAAACCCGCAATCCGAGCTTTGGTGAACGGCGTGCGGCCAATGTCAGGCAGATGGATGCAACAATCATTCGCTGGCCGTTCCTGGTTGAATCGCTTCAGGGCGGCAAGATCGGTAAGATTGTCGAGGCGTTCGATACTCGCTTGAGGCAGGCGCTCACAAACCGAAATGCGCGCCGGCAGGAAATGGCGGACAAGTTAGCCGCGATCTTCAAGAAACACGGCGTCACCCAGAGCGAGCTGAATAAGCGCGTATCCGCGCCAGCGATCGAGGGCGGGGCTGTCAAGTTTGAGCAGATCATGGCTGTTGCCCTCAATATGGGCACGGAACAGAACCGCGATAGACTGGCCTCTGATCCGTCTCTTCTGGGCGATATGGCTTCGATTGAGGCAATGCTTGCCGAGCATCTCGATCAGCGTCATTGGGATGCGACGCAAGAAATCTGGGATTTGATCAACACACTATGGCCAGAAGCGAGCGCTGTTGAGCGCAATGCAACTGGCGTCACGCCTAAGAAGGTTGAGGCCTCATCGGTTCAAACCAATTTTGGCGCATATCGGGGCGGGTATTATCCGCTCAAGTATGACCGCGGGTTTCTGTCAAATAATGATCTTCAGAAGAAGGATGAGATTGAGGAGTGGAAGAACGGCGTAAACGGTATGGCAACCCGTGCCTCCACACGCCAGGGCTTCCTGAAAGAGCGTCAACAAAACGTTGAGCGCCCTCTTGATCTAAGCCTGAGCGTTATCCTGAGCCACATCGATGACGTGACCAATGACATCTATATGCGCGAGCCTGCGTCCCATGTGTCCCGGTTGCTGAACAAGAATCGTATTCGCAAGGTGATCAAGGAAACGCAGGGCGAGGAGTACCTGAAGACGCTGGAAACCATTCTAAAGCGCACCGTAACCGGCACAGAGCGGCCTGACACGGCGTTCGAGCGCCTTCTGCAGACTTTACGCATCAATGCGTCCGTCGCCATCCTGGGCGGCAATGTGGTGACCGCGGGTCTTGCCCCGATTTCTTATTTCCAAACGGTCATTCCGCAATATGGGTTCAAGACAGTGTTTTCAGGCGTCGCTGAGTATTACAGCAACCCGATCAAGAACGCGAAACTGATTGCTGAGAAGTCGGCGTTCATGCGCGAGCGTCAAGATACATTGACCCGCGAGGCCCATGAGCTGATCCGCAAATCTGCCGGTCAAACACAATACGCCAAGTTCCAGGGCGCTGGTTACTGGATGATGGCGATTGCCGAAAAGCACTCTGTCTCTGGTCCGCTGTGGGTCGGCGTATACAACCAGGCTAAATCTGAAGGTGTCAGCGAAGCCGATGCGATCACAATGGCCGATCGCGCAGTGTCGACCACGCAGGGTTCAGGTCTCGAGATTGACCAGTCCGTCATGCAGGGCGGCAATGAAGGCCTTAGATTGCTTTCCTTCATGTGGGGTTATGTCTCCGGCTACTACGGCACAGTCCGAAATGATGTGGTCAGCGAGCAGGGGCTCAAAAAGCTGATGCCTCTGCTCAAGCACATGGTGTTCCTGAACCTGGTTGCATCAATGCTGGAAGCTCTGATCCGAGGCGGATTTGGTGACGAAGAAGATCCGTATGTCGTTGCGGTTTGGCAAATGATGATGCGCAACACGTTTGGTCTTATTCCAGGCATATCGAGCGCGGTCAGCAAATACGATAGTGGCCCTGCTGCATTTCAGGTTGGAACGAGCGTAACGCGCGCGACTGAGAATTGGGCAAAGGCTGGAACGCAGCTCTATGAGGATGGCGAGGCCGAGGGTGAAACTGTGCGCCGCGCAATGCTAGAGACCGCTAAGGCGGGCGGGTTCTTGTTCGGGGTGCCTGGCACAGTACAGGCCATGAAGGCTGAGAAGACGTTCGCGGAAGATGATGATCCGACACTTTTTGAGGCGATTGTCACCGGCCCGGATGACGATAATTAGATACAAAAAAGCCCCGCACGAGGCGGGGCCAGTTTTAAGCTCTTGAGCGATGAGTGTTCATTGCTGGATGCTTTGAAATGTAAGCGAGAGCTTCTGCGTCTCTCATTTCGATAACATTGGTTCCCGTTGGAAGCGGGGCCTGTCCCGGCTCATTCGTTTCAGTCTCCTCGACATCATATTCGTAAACGGTCTCTTGTTTGAAGATGACGATCACGATGAAGGCGAGAATAGGCGAAGCCATAAGGCCAAGCATAAATAGAGTCGAACCCATAGGTGGTCTCCGAAAGCTAAATTTTAAGGGAAATGCCATGGCGACGGATCGCCTGCTGACCCACTGAATATAGCAGAATCGCGCATTTTTCAAAGTGTCACTCACGTATTAGCGCCAAAAACAGCCATTTTTTTCATCGAGGTGGATATGTCCTTAAATCTCCGGATCGCGGAAGTGATCCAGAACCATACACTTGCGCCATGCAGGGCCGCGGCGACGAGCAATATTGTCCTCGCGGGGCTTCAAACGATTGCCGGTGTCGAGCTTGCGGCGGGCGAGCGATGCCTTGTGACATCGCAGACAACCGCCTCTGAGAACGGCATTTACACGGTGGCGGGCGGCTCCTGGTCCCGCGCGTCTGATTTGAATGCTGGTTCTGACATCACGACCGGCGCGATTGTTTCAACGTCTGAGGCTCAAGAGATATGGCAGGTCAGTTTCGCCGGCACGTTCTCGGCAGGGACGACAGAGCTTGCTTGGGTGCGACAAGCGGCGCCAGCGAGAGCGCCCTCATCAGTGGCAGATATTAGTGACGCAACCAGCGCGCTCAACACGGTGAACAAATACGCCGGACTGAGCGTCTTCGATTCAACCAATAACCGACTGATGGTGGCATCCGGGGAGACGGCAACGTCTGCTTGGTATGTCGCTGACGGCTCGGACTCAGTTACACCAGCATAGGGGCTTAATATGAGCGCTGTGAGAGCACTTGCCGAGGCCGTCCAGGCCAACACTCTGACACCCTGCCGGGTGGCGACAGCCACTAATCTGACCTTGGCAGGGTTGTCCTCGATCGATGGTGTGACTGTCGTCGCGGGCGATCGGGTGTTGGTCAAAAGCCAGACAGATACGACCGAGAACGGGATTTGGATCGCGAGTTCTGGGGCATGGGTGCGGGCATCTGATTTTAATGGCGTGAGTGATCTTGTCTCAGGCAGTGTGATTGCTGTCACCGAGGGAACGCTGAGTGCCGAAACTCTGTTCCACACGTCCTTTTCTGGTCTGTATAGCCCGGGCTCCACATCGGTTGCCTTCGTGCGGGCTTATGACCACGTCATAGCCAGCGGATGGTCTGATGCTCTCGCGCAAGTTCTGGGTGGCGGATGGGTAACTGCGCTCGGGAACACATACGAAAGCTCCAACAATGTCACCGTGGATCGATTGGCTGAGCTTAGTGCGCTGGACACGTCTGGCTTCACCACTGAGAGCATTATCACCTGTCTGGGACGAGCGGCTGCGGGCGATGGCTATGAGGGCAGGTTTCGGTGGACAACCGCAAACGCTTCAGCGCTGGTCTCTGTCGATACAGATAAGGCGGTATATGTCGCCCCGGATAGTGCCCCAACCGGAGCCTCCGGCGCTTTGGTTCGGATCGTTGAAAACCTCGAATATTCGATCATGTGGTGGGACGTTGACCCAACAGGCGTGACGACTGGCCAGAACGCGAAGTTTCTGCTGGCGCTCGAGCTGATCGATGATCTGGGCGGCGGCGACTTGATTGTTCACGGCGTCGGGACGGACAATACGTTCCTGTATAGTGGGGCCTGCGCAAAAACGACATTTACCAATGAAATTCGTATCTTGGGGCGCGGACTGCCAACGCTGAAAGCAGGGGTTGGTCAAACTGTCCCGGTACTGAACCTATACGCCAGCAGCTTATCGCCGGATGATCCTGTTGATGTTGGGATTCATATTGAGGGCATTTATGTTGATTGCTCGCAAGGCAATTCCGCTGGCGCCACGCAGGCATGTACCGCTGTCGCGTTAACGGGGTTCAAGCGATACTCGATCGAGCATTGTGTGTTTTATGGAGGAACTGACCCGACCAATACCAATGCAGATTCTGGAAACACCACCGTTAACTGCGGTGACGGAACTATTTCGAACAACAGCTATCAAGGCTGGCCTGACGCCGGGATTTATCCAGGCGGAAATAACACCGTAGGGGCAGGCGGTGACGGGGGAATGCTGACCCTCGAAAACAATTATTTCCTACTCTGCAATCAGGCCATCAGCCCCAAGCGTGAAATGTCCCGTATTCATGTGAAGGGCGGAAAGATTGAGCTTTGCGCGGCAGGGATTGTCCCAGCAGAGGTTGGTGGGACATACGTTGGTCCTGCTCAATGGATGCATATTGAGGGTGTTACGTTCAAGAAGATTACGGCCAATGCCGTTCGCTTCCGTGGGCCTTGTAAGGGTCTGGTGCACGATTGTTTGTTTGAAGATTGGGGCCTCACGGACCTGGTTAATGAGACGACTTCAGCCGGCGCGAATGCTTATGCTGTTGTTCTGCAGGGCACGACTGACACCTACTTTTATAACAACCTTTATCGCCTGAAGGATTGGGCGAAAGACATTCAGAGGATCTACCAGTTCGATAATGTGACGCTCGATGGCGTGACCTATACCCACGGAAATTGCCGTTTCTCTGGCGAGATTTGGGAAGGCATCGAGCGCGGATGGACGATCGTGGCTGCGGGCGGCGTGCATTACTTTAACGACATTCACGTGGACACGGTTGCGACGCCATTCCCGACGACAAACCTCAATAGTGACACGCTGATCACTTACACAGAAGTAGGATCATCGGAGAAAAAGGGCTTCAGAGGGTCTGTCCCGTTCACTTTTGGCCCGAGTGGCGATTGGCAAGTTCTGGCCTCATCCGGGGTAGCGGCTTCGCATACAGGCGACACAGCCGAAACGACGCTGGCAACGGTGACCATTCCGGGCGGACTGATGGGCGCCAATGGCACAATACGGGTCTCGTGCTCATGGACGTGTGGCGCAAACAACGCCAATATCAAATATGCTCTAGTCAAGCTGAATGGCGCCTCTGGGTCGGCGTATATCAACGTTAATCTGGCCAATACACTGACGGCACATCTAGGGCGCACAATCACGAACCGAAACAACGAGTCTTCTCAGGTCGGGTCAATTGAAACCACCGCAAGTTCAGCCTTCTCCACATCCAGTGCCGCGCTGCCGCTAAGTGCAATCAACACTGCGGCTGATCGCGATTTGGTTTTCATGGCGCAACTGGCGAACGGTTCTGACACGCTGACGCTTGAGAGTTATCTGGTCGAAGTTCAGCACCGAGGCTGATAGCCGCAACATGTGGTTCCATCTACACATTCCCAAAACAGCGGGCTCCAGTCTTAACGCGATGCTGCTCGAGGCTTTCGGGGAAGACTTTCAGAGCCATCAGCGGGTAGAGGATGCCACTGATGCGCGTATAAAATCAGGCCACCAGTATTTCAGACAGGTCCGGCGCGATTATCCGGGTCACAAAATATTCGCCATCCTGCGTGAGCCAGAGAGGCGCCTGCGCTCAGAGATGCAGCACCATTATGGCCGACGAGATGAGCAGCGCTATCACAAGCTAGGCCATCTGTTTGCCAGTATGATCAGAGACGGGTTTGAGCCCGATAGCCATACTCTGTCGCATCCGAGCATTATTGCGCAGTGTGACAATATGCTTGTTCGTTATCTTTGTTCATCACCTGTGAGCGCCGTGGTTACAGAGGGTCATCTGGAAGAGGCGAAGGCCAATCTGAGCAATATCGATGTATTGCTGTTCAATGAGAGTTTCGCAGAAGACACAGCGCGGCTGTTTGAGGTTCTGGGTGCACCGCGCCCCGAAATCAGAGCGGATAATAGGCGGCGAACTGAACCAATCTTTGACAGCATACCCGGCGAGATCGAGCACTTTGTGAGGTTTGACCGCCAATTATATGACTACGCTATTATGAAAAGAGAGCAGCAATGGAAGATAATTTAATCGGCGGCGCTCGCGTTGCGGTCAAAAGTGTCGTTGCCCCTCAACTGTCCGAGGATGAGCGGCAAAGGGCGGAAGTTGAGGCAGAACGCCAGGAAATGGCGCGGCGCCTATTCTTTAACGGCGACCCTGCCGCGGCTCTTATGTCGCTCGCTGTCCGGGTGCAAGCGCTTGAAAACAAGCTTGGGATAGAGGCTGAGCCTGTCGAGAGCGAGGCTGTACTTGAGCGCACGCTTAGCAACCTCGAAAGAGCACAAGCGGAGGCGAAGCCCGAGCCCGTTGCTGATGAGCCGCCTGAGGCGATTGCTGATCTTTTCGATCCAGAACTTACGGCACGGCAAAATCAGGAAGCGCTAACCAAAAAGTACACGGCCCTGATGAACGAGCGCCAATGGTGGTTGGAGGGCGGCGATGACAAGTCGAAAGCAATGGAGCTTTTGCGCAAGGCTGAGCGTATCGAGAGCGGGATTAACTGGAACCGCGCAAGGCTGGCAGAGGTGGTCTAATGCCAGATTCGGGGGATTGGAGCGGTTTTCGAGATCGCCTAACTAAGCTTGAGTTTGAAACGTCACAGCGGCCCACGAAAGACTTTGTGCAGGACGCAGCAGACAAAATGCTGACCAAGGCGTCTGCAAACGACAAAGAGCGCAATGACAATCTATTGAAGCTCATAGATGAGCGGCTTGGCTCGTATCGATCCGCCATTTTGGCAGATATGGAACGAGACCACCAGAAGTTTCGCACTGAGGTTATGGATGCCCTGCAAGACGTACTGATGCAGAAGCTTCCGCGCGCTGTGAGTGATGAAGTCGATAAAATCGAAGATAACAAGCGGGCCATAGCAGAAAAGGCTCAGATTGAGCGGGACAAGAAAGTGCAACGATACAAGAATCGCATCGCGCTTGTTGGCTCTTGCATCGTTCTTCTGACGGCTCTGGTGACGTTCTACTTTTCACTAAGGGCTGAAACAAGCCCAACAGAAATTCGCCATCTCGACAGAGTCGGTGATGCCGTCAGCGGATTTCAATAATCAAGCCTAGGGGGCTTTATGACAACTCAAACCAAGCCTACTAGCTGGGACCGCGCTGCTATGTTCGGTCGCTGGCTGCGAGACAAGTTTGCTATTCTTTTCGTTACGAGCTGGCTGTATTTGCTTGGCTGGACAATCGTTTTGGGTGCCTTTGCGGTGCTGCTCTATCTCGATGGTAAATTCAGTTATAACCTTGCTGTAGGGTCATCGATAGCTCCCGCTGCGTTTATGGCGATGGGCTTTGCGTTCCGGTTCTTTGCTGCGGTGTTCCTGATGGCCTCAGAACGCTCGAGAATGCTCGCCAAGGCTGAGCGCAATGACTGGCCAGAAGCAGAGCGCACACGCCTTCTAAAGCGCCGTAAGCCCCAGGAATGGGAGCGGCGCGGCAAGGTCTGGCGTCGTATCGGGTTGAGCATTTCCGTGTTGGTCTGTCTGCACGCCATCGGGATTGGCCTTGAGGCTCTGTCTCACAAGCGCGACACGGCACAGATTGAGCAGCAATTTCAAGACAACCTAACGGCGAGCACAGAGCTACAGGTTGCCACCCTTGAAAAGCAAAAAAGCGAAATTCGTGCTGATCTGAAGCTTAAAGTTGACCCTCTGACGGAAGAGATTCGACGCTTGGACACTGATGGCAAAGTTAATGAAGAGCTTGCCGATGAGCAGAAGGCGCAGCGTAAAAACTTTCAAGAGAGTGCAGCAGTGCGCATCGCAGCGATTGATAGTCAGATTCAGGGCATTTTGTTTCCTGAGAGCGACGAGGAAGCCGAACAGCAAGCCCGCGACCGTGCAGAGGCCTCCGAAGCCGACGAGTGGGCACCGCTATTTATCGGCATTGCCCAGGCTGTCACGCAAAACAGAAATCCCAGTGATTGGGCGATCTACCTCTGCGCAGTCGCGTTTATCGTGTTCTGGGTTTTGAACGCTGAAGGCATCGTGATTTTTATCCCAAAAGAGCTGATGAAAATGCACATGCAGGACGCTATTGCCGCAGCGAAAGATGCGGAGCGCCGGGAGGCTTCAGAGCGGGCTAAAAAGGGATGGGAAACACGCAAGGAAGCTGAGGAGTCCGAACGCGAACAATTGCAGATTGATGACGGCCCCTATTGGTCTCTGATGATCATGAAGGCTCTGAATAACGGAATGCCGAAACGCACAGTTAAGGGAACAATGCGGACATTCTTTTCCAGCATGGAGCCTAACGCTGTCAGGCTGCGCTTGAATCGCTTCATGGATGCGCGCCTAGAGCTACCCAAAGGCTTCTACAAGGATGGAAAGGGCGACGTTAAGCGCGCTGACAGAGCGATTGAGCGCGGTTTCCTGAGCGAAGAGCGCCCGACATACCTTATGCAAGAGCACATCGATTACATCCTCATGGAGGGTGAATACGCACCGAAAAAGAAGGCCGATGAAGAGCCGAAACCCAAGCAAGCAGAGAACGGCAAAGACCACTCTACCGAGTTAACCTTACCAGAATTAGGGGCAGACGATGCTGACAGACCAGCGGCTTGAAGAATTTCTATTCATAAATGAGGGCGGAAACCGTAAGGCCTATGACGATTTTGAACCGTGGAGGGATCTGCGGCACGGCGATGAAATCAAGGGAACACTGACTTACGGTCCTGGCTTCACAAAACGAGCGGACGGCTCGCCTGTGCAGATTGGCGACACAATGACCGATCAGGAGGCTTATGATCGCTTGCGGCAATACATTGCCGAAGAGGTTGAGCCGGTTCTTGAGGATTTGATTCACGTTCCTATTGCCTCGAGTTTGGCAAATGCGCTGGGCTCTTTGGTGTACAATTTCGGCGCAACAGAGGTTTATGGTTGGCGTCTATGGGGGCGGATTAACTCTGGCGAACCACCCATTCAGATTATCAATGAATGGATTGACGGCACATTCTCTAGCAAGGGCGTTGCCATGCTGGGGCTCTGGCGGCGTCGATTCAAGGAGCTGGCTTTAGCTTTTGGTCAGGAATGGCGCGCGGGCGAAAATGTCGATTGGGAAGACAAGCCCGATGATTTTCTACGTGTTCTCGGCTGGGACGGCGCTATGCCTAAGCCGCCTCCAATCGTCTACGAAGACCTATTCGAAGAAACCATCATTCCAGAACAGGGGGCACCTGTGACCAAAGATATGAGCGATCCAACGCCAGAAACATCAATGACCATGGATGATAGGCAATACCTGTCAGCCAAGTCAGCAGGATATGACGGCACCTATGCAGACTTCATGGGGCATCGGACTGTTGTTACCGCTCGCAACGCGATTGAGGCACCCAATATCGACGTTAAGAAGCCCCCGAAACCAATGGAAGACAGCACGACCCATCGTGGCCTTGCGAAGAAAACGGCTGGCAAGGAGAACGTCAACTTTGGTGCAGTCCTATCTGGCGCAGCGACCACAGCGGCGACCGTGAAAGCTCTATCTCGCGACGTCAGCGCGGTGTCTGAAACGGCAGGCCCGGTTGTTGGCGGATTCACCTACGATCATCTGATTATCATTGGTCTATTTATTGGGATTCCACTAATTGGATACGGTTTCTGGAAGATGTTCAGAGGCGAGATGATCGCCAAGGAGGGGCGTTTAGGCACGCAGTTGAAGGTATGATCAAGTGCATTTTTCGAATGGCTCGAGATCCTTACTTTTGGTCTGGATATGCGCTCATGCTTTTATTGGCTGCTGGCGGATACGCGCTGGCTGAGTTCGTGAGGTATCTTCTATGATCGCCACACTCACTGGCATTGGTTCCACAATAGCCAACAGCCGCGCCGCGCAGATTGCGCTGGGTGCGGGTCTATTCGTTCTGAGCTTCCTTTACTGGCTTGCTCAGCATGACAGACGGCTCCTTCAGAACGAGAAGCTTCGCCAGGATCGCAAAGCGCTCCAGAAAGACCAAGCAATAAGGAAAAACTCAAATGAAGCTGTTGAAGCTGCTGATACCGTCCGCGCTAACACTGAGCGTGTTTCTTCTCCCGAGCTGCGCGACGAGCACCCCGGCGATTACCACTATCGCGACTGAGGAACTGGTCACGACAGAGGCGGAGGCGGACATCTACGAGCCTATTCTGCTTTCTCGGGATGATGTGCTGACGAAAGCCACTGATCTGGCCATCAAGGCTCACAATAACGTCTATTGGTGTCGTCACGTCACAGAGAGGCCTTTGGGCTTCGACACGAGCGTTTGTGACGGTTAGGAGCCGTGCCGTTCTGAGAACCCATACTCACGCTCAGCAGCCTTTCGAGCTGCGATTGCTTCCTCTTTGTCTTCAAAAGACCCTAACCAAATGTCCCTATAATCGACCTTGATTGCAGCCTTCCACTTTTGTCGGCGTCTCTCCCAATAGACACCACAGACGCCGCTCGTGTTGTTCCCCCGAAGCCACATGTTCCTCATGTTTTTTTGTCTGGAAACGTCTCTGAGATTGATGATCGGATTGCTCAGTCGGTTTCCGTCGATGTGATCAATGTCCTGCTTTGGCCACTCTCCGTAAAAATGCGTCCATGCCACTCGATGAGCTTTCTGCATGACGCCAAGAATTGCCCCGCAGTAGTACCCGTCACCGCGAATCGTTGCCAGCGCCGGCTTTCCGGCGAACCGGGTATTCCAGCGCTTCCAGTCCTTATCCGATTTTGACCACTTTCTGTCCCGTTCTCGCCAGACGAATGTGCCGGTTTCCGGGTCATAATCGAGTAACTCTCGAACGATTTCGGGGGTGATTTCAGTCATAAAAAACCATACCAGATTCAAAGGGGTAAAACAATGAGGCACGCCCTGACAGAACAACGCAAAGAGGCCCTGATAGAGAACGCTAGCAAACTTCATTCGCGCGCTTCGTTGACCGCCCCGCAGCTCAAACAATCCAGGCTCGGTGTGATCCGTCTTAGCATAGCTATGGCGGGCGTCGGCCTGTTCATCCTGTGGGCTTTCAATGCCTAGACGCATCGCCCCTAAGCGCCCCAAGCCCATAGAGATAAAGTGGCGGCTCTGGCTGGTGGTTGGCGTGCTGGCCTTGGTCGGCCTTCCAACGATCACGGCAACGCTTATCTGGGCAGAGGATCGCTATCGAAACGGCGCGCTATATGCATTCTGTGATGAGCTACCGATCAATAACGCCTATGCGCCCCTGAAGCGTCAGATCTTCACGTCTGGTTGCTATATTCGCTCCGCATGTCCCGCTGGTGAGTATCTCGTCTCGATGGAGCTTTCTGCCTATGAGGTGTCATCCCTTTACCATTGCCAGAAACCGCGCGTGCTGCGTCCTGACAGAGCCTTGATCCAGTTCATCGAGGAAAAAACCGCCGAGCCTGAGCGTTTCCGTTTCCCAGTATATAATGAACCGGAGACTCTTGAATTAGCGGAGCAGGGGTGAACCGACATAGGGGTTTCCGAGCCTATACATTTCTTGCCGGTGTTTGTCGTTTTTGAACTGAGCCAGCTCGATTGGGTCCATGCTCTCAAGGAGTTCATGCAGCAACCGTAGCGCCTGAACTGGTGATAATTCGGCGTGCTTTTGAATGATCTGAGATGCGCGTTTTTCGAATGAATATGTCATAACTTCTTATACTCCATTTCCCTTGCAATATCCAGTAAGGATGGGTAGAATCTGAGGTGAACGCGGGTTCGATTCCCGCTCGTTGGCCGAGGTTTGGTAAGGAAAAGTGGGATCGAAACCCACCTTTGAGCGGATGGTTCCGTGGGCCTGCTTAAGCATTGCGGTGTAGTCTGATCTACTTAATTCGGGGATTGAGCCCAGCCGCTACGCCCCATTGAACGGCCTTTTTCTGACACATTCTCACACTATATAGAGCACTGACAGCCAAAGCCCGGACCCATCAGCCCCCCCGGAAACCTGGGCTCCTAGCTGTCGTGTAGAGAGCCCCGCTGAACAGCCTTATTTGGGCCGGTCAGCGGGGTTTTTTGTTTACCGAAGGCCTAGCTCTTTGACACGCTCTATAAACGCCTTGGCGGCAGCATCTGGATTGCCATCGAACTTTTCATTGAACGTTATTGAGCCGTCTGTCAGATCGAAAGTGCAGACGCCTTCGATAACAATCGCGCTTGGCCCGTCGCTAAGCGAAAAAGTAGCGTCTGCGCCGTCACTCTCTTGAATGCTAAAGTTTGCGTATGTTGGAATCATCTTTAGTGCCATCTTCTCTCTCCTATACCCAGCACATACGCTGAGGGGGTTAGGCTGGGTCAACGATCATATGAATGCGGTCGCAGTCGCCTAAAACTAGTTGCTCTCGGCTGGTAAGAATGACCTCGGTGGCCTCTGTCGGATCAAGGGTTTCGCCATCTTCGTTGAACATGTGCTCGACAGCGAAGAATTGAACGGCCTCACCTTGGCCAGACGGAAACCGAACTAGCACTGTGCAGACGTTTGTGTCGCGAGCCTCGCCGACGACATTCATCCAGTGAACATATTCATCCGGCAGGCGGTCTTCTAAAACGTCACTTTTCATCTCTCTTCTCCTATATAGAAATCACGGTTTGCAAACGTGGCCCGTGTTCTTTGAACGTTTTCGGTTGGTTTGCAGGGGTTTTCACTGTTTTCATTGGAGAAGCCGCAGTCTCCAAAACCGAGGGTCCTGGGTTCAAGTCCTAGTGCCCGTGCCAGTATAAACACTACACATACAGCCATTTACTCGTCCCCCTCGTTTTGCTCGGTTTGCAATTCAGTTTGCAAAACCTGTTCTCCTGATATTCTCAAAAGCATGTCTTTTGCGACCTCATCAGCGCTCACATAACGGGTCATAATTTCCTCTACGCGAGTGCGTGACCAGCCTATGATGCGCGCAATGTCGTCCAGACGTAAATTTGTCTTCGCTAGGCGCGTGACAGCCGTTCCTCGGAAGTCGTGCCAGCGCTTACCATCAATGCCAGCGCGCTTCTTCGCCTTGGCAAATGACGTTCTGAGGCCGTCAGACGTCCAGGCGCGGCCTGTGGAGCTTAGGAGCACGACCGGCG